GTTTACAAGCGTCGCGCGAATCAAACCGAACCACCCCCCGGCGGGTGTGCTCCCGGTTCGGGTGATGTGTCGTCCGACCCACGACGATTCGTGAGGACGGCCGAGGCCGCGTAGCTTTCGCTGGAACGTAGGCTCGTACCGACCGGCCAGCCGTCGACGCCCGTGGCTGGGCGTGGCGTGGACTTGGCGTTGCCGAAGCCTCCGTCCTGGTGCGCGGTCTTCCTGCTGTGGCATGGCGTGCACAGCGCCCTGAGGTTCGAGGCGTCGTCGTTATTCGGGTCGCCGTCGCGATGATCGACGCAGCTGGAGGGGACGACCTGGCCCATGGCCATGTGGTCCTCGCACAGGGGATGCTCCCTCAGGTGCGCTGCCCGGAGCTCACGCCAAGCGATTCTTCCATACTTGGGGTTGTGGGTAGAGCGGTCGGGATAGGGGTGTTTGGCGCAGCGACCTCGAACGACCAAGGTATTACAACCTGGATGCGTACAGATCCGAGCGGCTAGGGCAGGCAAAACCACCTCATCGTATTGATCCTCAAAGAAAAAAGGCCCGCGCTGAGGCGGGCCAAACAGGGAGAGTTAGGGAATTTCAGGGACAATAGTCCCTCGGGGGGAAAATTATAGGGCATTTTTCGCCAAGTGAAAAGCCCCTCGCAATGTCCTACATATCGGGGGCGTGCGGGGATAACACTGCCAACACAAATACTGGAACATAGACAATAGCTACAAAGATTGCCCACCAATCATGCCCGTAATGGTTAAGAAAGACAACGGAGGTGAAAACGACTGGAAGCAAGACATAGGCAGTGAGTTGTGCTGCAAAGTGATGTACCTCGCAGGGACCCGTCCTCCATTTGCTGAACAATCGAATAATCACAGGATGCCCCTTTTCCTCAACCCGTCAGCCACATGCAGGATGCCGACCTCGACTAAGGGCTGCAGTGCCACAGTGTAGAACCAACGCTCGCGCAGATACTCGGTCTTGATCGCAGCCTTTGGCATGGGTGGAAGGTCTAGAATCACGGCGTTGGTGGCCTGTGCATCGATGGCGTCTCTCTCTTCGCATAGGCCCTCGAAGTCCTGGCCGTGGGAGTAGCCAGCCTCAAGTGACATCGCCCTAACGCAGAGCTCGGCGTATTGGCCGGAGCGCATATGCCGGGCCCAGTTGCGCAGATGCCAGTCGGCGCGGTCAGGGGTCATGATATTTTCGTAGTTACGTAAGCGCCCGCTTCCGGAAGTTGAGGCAGCAAGACTTGTTCCCAATCATTGAATCGTGGAGCCAAGATTCCTGTGTCCGTGATTCGCCACACAGTACCGTCGTCCGCAACTGCGATATATTCTTTGACCGTTGCTTCGTTATCACGTTTGCTGATGGAAATAATCTTACGCGCCCAATTCATGCTAGAAACCTCCTCTTCGCATCTATAACATCATCCACAGATCGGATCGTCCATGCCTTAAGGCCGGCCTGGCGGAGTTTGCATTGAGCGGGCGTCAGTTTGCCATGCGTCTCGGGGTTTTTTATCTCCCAGATTTCCGTCACTTTTCCCCATTGTGCAATCACGTCACCTACTTCATTTATCTGGAATACCTTGAAACCAATCTGCCGCGCCGCGTCGAGCAGTTGCGATTCATTATTATCCCTGCGCCGAGCGTATCGCATTGTATCCCCACGTTGGCGTTCTAAGATGGCAGGCACGACATAGTGTTCGCCCATTTGAAACATCAAGACGCAATTCTGGGTGAGTCGAGAACGGTTTTACATGATCTGCATCTAGTTTGCCTCCGCGTCTCCCGCAATCAAGACACGTATAATCATCTCTGGAAAATACAGCTTTGCGCCACGCTGCATATTCTTTTGAATTACGAAATAGAATATTAGGCGCAGTAATTCCGCCGCGCCAGCGATGCGATTTAGCCCCAGATTGTCTGATGCTCCTAAAGTGACCCCTACAATCTTCAGAGCAGGTCTGATGTTTTCCGACAAAGATCATCCCGCAGACAACACATGCCTTTGCAGGATATGCGCGTTCACGCCGAGCGGCCTTCGAGCATTCTGTTGAACAATGTGCTCGCTTGCCTCGACGATAGAAACCTCGCCTGCAATAGACGCACACCCTCATTTGCAGCGACAGAATTTTAGCTATGCGCGTACCATCAGGTTGTCTTCTGACTCGTGGTGTTTTTCTGACTCCGCGTTTAATGAATCGGCGCGCAATCTTGATTGTCTCTTTGGGGAGCGGGGATGACGAAAAGCATTTGAAAGAACAAAACTTGCTCAGCGCATGTCGTGGCTTAAACTCAACGCCACACGTCATGCATGGTTTGCGGAAATGCTTAAGTTTCACGCAAGTCTCCGTATCGTCGCCTCCAGCAGCCGCAATTCGATCACGGCCTCGGTATCTCGCGTTGGGCCGGCTTGTCTTGGCCACCGGGTACGTCGGCAAAATCCGGCCGCGGCATCACCGGATCAGCGTTCTCCACCGTGAGACGCTTCAAATCAAACCAGTGCTGCTCCGCCGGCTTCCCATCCTTGTCGAGCCCGGGATGGACCAGCCCCTGAACGCAGCCGTAAAGATCGAAGCAAAGCGAAGTGACTATGCCCGAAAGCCCTGTAACCTTTTCCTTCACGCGACAACCCAGATATTGCATTTCGTTTCTCATGACAACCTCCGTATAGTTTCAGCAATCAAGTGCGTCTCGTCGGTTCGGTAGCGCCTCTGGAACTCCCTGGCGCCGAGGGTGTGGAAGCCGTTCGGCCCGTTGTGATGGTCGGTACAAAGAGGACATACGAGCGTGTCACTTCTGTGAGCGTTATCAAAACAGTGATGCACATGCGTCCTCTCGGTTTGCTTCAAGCCCATCTGCTGGCAGATCAAGCAGGGGAGCTGGGCGACACGGACCATCCAGCGTTTACCGGCGACGCTCATCCTTAACTCTTTTCGTATTCGACGTTGATGCTACGCAAGATGTGCTTGCCACCTGCTGGGGTTGATAGATCAATCCAAGACGTGTGTACATGCATAATGCGACGTCCCCACTTGGATTCAATTTCCGCGAGCAAGTTAAATATCATTTGATCCACATCATCGGTATTCGGGTTCATCGATTTCTCCTAGACTAATCCAGCGCCCCATCTGCTTCCCCTTCCGTGGACGATGCGGCCGGCGACGCGGAAGTCTCCCGCAGGCGTCTCCCGTTTCACCACCTGGCGGGTGAGTCTCCAGATCATGACGTAGCCCGAACCCCATTTACGGTATTTCTTCCGGCGACCCAAGCCTTCGATCCTTCCCGCTACCCGAAGCGCGGTGAGGTTGTTGGAGATCGTTGAGTAGGGAAGCCTCAACTTCTCGATCAGCTCGTCGGTATCCAAGTCTCCATCAGCCAAAGCGGCGAGGATCTTCTGGTTCGTGGGATTGTGTGGGTCGTTGCTCATGGTCTGCACTCCATGTAAGCCCTCACGAACTCCGCTGCGACTTGCGGGACGATCGCGTTGCCGTAGGCGCGCAGGCGTCCCACTCGGGCGGAAGCCCCATGAGCCAGCGGGAATGTGCCGGGTTCAACTGGCCGCGCTTTTCCGTCGATGCAGGGGAGCCAGTGGGCGTCGGACCAGAAGCCGTTGACAGCACTTGGCGCGGCAGCCCTTCGCCTCCAGCATGGCCCGGATACTCGCCCTTCCCGTCCCTGCTGCTCGGCGTCGCCCACGTCGCCAATAACACTTGGTTGCTCAAGTCGTGCGGAGAGTAGTGGTGATCGGCTTCCGTGTTGCCCCTCATCGTTACGTCGTGCGTCTGCGGGGTGATCCACGGTGCCGCCAGCAGTGCCGCCGATTGTAGATCGCCCCCGCCGCTCTCCGTCCTGCCGAGTTCCTGCTTTCTCTCCGCGCTCTCCGGTGCGCCCGTAGGTGTTCTCGGCGTGGGCCACGAAGTAAATCCGGTTCCTGATGTGCGGCGCCCCGAAGCCCGCAGCGCAGGTATCGACCGCCCCGACGGCGTAACCCGCTGCTTCCAGGTCAGCGCAAACAAAGTCGAGCCAAGCAAGTCCGTCCGCGCTTGCAACCTGCTCGCCAAAGATAACGTCAGGTCCGCGCTCGTCAATGAGCCTTTCCCAGTGCGGCCAGAGATGGCGCTCATCACCGAATCCAGCCGCGCGCCCCGCGCTAGAGAAGGGCTGGCAGGGGCAGCTCCCGGTCCAGACTCTACGGTCATCGGGCCATTTGGCGAGCCGCAAGGAGTAGGACCAGACTCCGATGCCGGCGAAGAAGTGGCATTGGTCGAATCCTCGGAGATCGTCTCCCCGAACATCGACAATTGACCGCTCATCGACTTCTCCTGGAGCGATGTGTCCTGCGGCGATGAGGTTGCGGAGCCAGGCGGTGCAGTAGGGATCGATTTCATTGTAGTAGGCATGGCTCACGGTCCCTCCGTCCTCGCCGGATGCGCCCTATCCCACGCCGCCTCGGCTGCCTTCGTGGCGAGCTCGGGCCATATCCGCCGGCGGCAAGCATCAACGACCTCGAAGGGGTCCTCGGCCTCCACGGAGAGGACGACGGTCTCGAGGCCGGAGCGGTAGGTGATGCGGACTTCGTTCATAGCATCAGCCCTTGTTGCGCGGTACGCCTATCTTGCAACTCGGCGTATTGGGGATTGAGTTCGCAACCGAGCCATCTGCGCCCCAAGTCCTGCGCTACCTGCCCCGTAGTACCGCTGCCCATGAAAGGATCGAGCACGATGTCGCCGGGTTTGGAGCTGGCGAGGATGCACGGCTCGATCAGCGCGGGCGGGAAGGTGGCGAAGTGGGCGTCGGCGTAAGGCTGAGTGGTGACGGTCCAGACGCTGCGCTTGTTGCGCTCTGACACTGGCAGACTGCAAGCCTCAGAAAATGACGCATTCTGTTTGCTGCCTATCGCGTTGAGAGCGGCTTTCGGATTAACGCCGGGAGCGCGTCCGACGGCTTTCATCTTTCCGTTCGTTTTACCGCCAGCATGTGCGCGTGCGCTCCCGACCTGCGCCGCGACATCTTGAGACAACCTCGCATGGGTATTGGCGCTGACCGGCTCGAGGATCGCGTCAGCGTCGTAGTAGTACCGTTCCCGCTTCGAGAGCAGGAACAGGTATTCGTGGCTCTTGGTGCAGCGGTCGCGCACCGATTCTGGCATCGGATTGGGCTTCGACCAGATGATGTCCTGACGCAGATACCAGCCGTCGGCCTGAAGGGCGAAGGCGACACGCCAAGGGATGCCTACGAGGTCTTTGGGTTTGAGGCCGGATTCAATGCGCCTACGTTCGCCGGTTTCGTTCGCTCGCCGACCCTTCGTGTCAGGAGATGTGAACCCGGCCAATGTGGATTTCTCCGAATAGCCACCATTGCCGCTGGTCGTGCTGGCATAACTATCCCCGAGATTCAGCCACAGCGTCCCATCATCGGCCAGCAACTTGCGCACCAGCCGGAACACTCCGACGATGTTATCGACGTATTCCTGCGGGGTTTTCTCCAGCCCGAGCTGCCCGACCACACCGTAGTCGCGCAGGCCCCAGTACGGCGGGCTCGTCACGCACATCTGAACTTTCACACCTTCGTCGATCCAGCGGCGCATGATTTCGCGGCAGTCGCCGACCTCGCAATGGTTCGGCTCGTTCATCCCTCGCTCCCAGGTTCCCACGGCAAGTCATCTTCCATGTCGGCGAAGGCCGACGCGCCCACTCTCCGCGCTACGGCTTCTTCCGGAGGCGCGATCTTGTCGTAGAGCCTAGTTGCGCGGGCTTTCTCCAAAGCTGGACCGCGGAGACCTTGAACCACGGCGATGACGGCGGAGCTGATCTTCATCGCACCCGCTCCGCGAAGGCGTGGAGATGAGCCTTGCAATACCGGAGCCCGTCGCGCTCCTCCACCGCCCCGGACTCGCAACGAGGAGCGGCGCCGCGCGAGCCGTTCAGGTTCCACATGCACTGGCCGAGGACAGAGCTTTTCAAATTGGTGCCATGCTTCGCCTGTTCGGAGGAAAGCCAGTTCGAAATGAATGCACCCATACCACGTCGAGTCTTGCGCCGGTGAGCATTAAGCATGAGCCATGCACGCATCTCTCGCAACGTCTGTTGCACGTTAACCGCCGGATACAGCGGATCGAGGTCATTCACCATTTTCTCACTCACCTCAAATTCTGAGCCGTTTCGCATTGGTAGCGTAATGAAGACTTCAGGCTTGGACATCTCACCTCCGAAGAGGTATCCAGTACCGTTGATCTTCATGGGTTGGTTCTCAAGTCTATGCCCTGTGGTGGGCGCACCTAGCCTTAGCCCGAGCTAACGGTGCGCCCTTCAGCCGTGCCCATAGTGGAGCCGCGGCACCCGCCAGCCTTTTCGGGGAGTGGCTGCTAGCTTCGCCGGCCACCTGTGCGGTGTTTCACCCCTGCCCACCAGTACCGCTACTTACCCGCGCACGCTGTCGTCAATCACCCGTGCGCAGATATTCATTCGATCAAGGCGGATACCACCAGAGCTTAACCAGCTCCTTGTATTCATCCTCTGAAATGATTTGAGCAATTCCATTCGCACCGCATTGTTGAAATTGAATCTTTCCGCTTTTCATGCGGCGCAAAATCCATACGGTGCAATTGCGTTTAGTCGCGATCCCGTGTAGTGCCTGCCATTGGGCGTCCTCCAGCTTCTCTTCTTCTTCCTTGAACTCTCTGATGAGAAAACGGTTGCCGTTGCGATCATGGCTTACGCCATCAAAGTCGGTGAATGAACTGCCGCGCTTGCCGATTCCATCTTCCAACGTATCGAAATAATTGGAGATAGCATCCTTGTGTTTTCGATATTGCGTCACCTGATGAACCCGAATCGTTTAAATACATCAGCAAAACGGTCGCCATTGTCGCCACAGTAGAAAAACGTCTGGCCTTGCGTCGGGGCACACGGATCGCCGTCCTCATCTACGAAGGCAATGCGGCCTTTCGTGAAGCAAAGCTGCGCTGCGATTTCTTCCAATCTGTGAAACCAGAGGGTATCCGTGGAATTGTGAGTGAGGACGATGGCCTCGGTGACGCGCCCGCTTGTTGCCTCTTCGATCAACTTCTCGATGAAGAGATAAATCAGCGGTTGCGCGTAAGGCGGATTCAACCAGACGCGGCCATGCCACATCTGCTTGAGTCCGTCCTGCTTGGCAGTGAAATAGGTCGTTGCCCCGACAAGTTTCTGTCCAGCCTCAGTGGACGCCGGATCTAAATCTATTCCACCCATGACCTCTACAGCAGCAGCGATATATGGTACTGGGGTATACCACTCATTAATTCCTGTACCCAATGCACCATGATTCGCTTCGGGTTCAAGGCCAGCACCTCGGAACGTTTTCACACCCAATCGCTGTCGATATTTCTTCTCGTCTCGGAGCCATTTGCGCCAACGAGATATCTGCTGTTTCGTTACCTTGAGTTTTGCTTCAGCATCAGATGAAAGCATTGTCCGCGTCCCTGGATAATGCTTTTTCGTCTGTCGATCACCACCCGCGCGCTGAACATTCAAATCCCACCATGCGATGATTTGGTGTTCCCATTGGATAAGTTCTTCGACTGCATTCCAGAAGGATTCCCATTCTTTCATGCGTCTTGCCGTTTGCATCGCGGCAGTTAATGCCCCAAGTCGCACACCGGCACCATCAGGCTTGAATTGTTGAAGCTCGCCGCGATTGCGGCGAAGGGCGGGAACTGCGGGTGTTTCTTCTTTCAATGCGACTCCCTAAAAAGAAAGCGTCCACCGCGCCTCGCCGCCGGGCAGGGAGGAACCCGGAGATCGGCTCGCTTGCGTCGGTAGCGAACCGAACGCAGCGGACAAGAGAATCATATTCTATTCGCCGCTGTTCAGCAAATCCAGATCAGCGGGGTTAACCGCTCGCCGCGACGCAGGGCTTCGAGGATGGCGTCACACTGGCTTGCCATTCTTACCCTTCTTGGGCTTGGTCATGGCCTTGTAGCGCGACCAGCGGGCGATTGCGGCTTCCCGGGCGATCTGACGCCGACGGAAGGGAGAGAGGGCCAAGGCGCGCGCCCTGCCGCCCTTACGCTGACTCTGGAGGCTGATTCTATAGGGGGGTTCGGGCATGTGGCGTAATATAAGGGATAATTCCGGCTATTGCAAGTAGTGCTTGCTTTTATTGTAAGCATGGCGCATACTTCCTCCCGTAGTCAACCACAGGAGAGCGAGATGAAAGTCTTAACGGCCCCCGAACTTCTGGCCTTCCTTAAGGCCGAAGGCGGGAAACTGTTCGTTACCGAGTTCACCGAGGTCGCGGCAAAGGAACTTGCTGCCACTGGTGCCGTTGTCTTGGGGGAACACAGAACCAAACATGGCGGAAAAAAGAAAGGTGTTTTTTCGGGATTCGTTACCGTCAGGAAAACAGTCACCTTGGCGTGACCTCTTGATGCCTCGCTTGCGGGGCATCTGGAGACTCATTCAATCTCAATGGAGGGAACATGAAACCGACACCGAGAACGGATGCGGCATTCCAGCGTGCTGATACTGGCTTGGGCTTGAACCAAACTGAGCGCAGAGTTATTAGTCTTGAACTGCTCGCCCGCACCCTTGAGCGCGAAAACGCGGAACTGCTCGCCGCCCTCCAAAATATGTTACCGATGTTTGATGCCGCTAGGGAACATTTCACAATGTTGGCATTTGAGAACGCCAGCAACAAGGCCCATGCCGCCATCGCCAAGGCTACGAGAGAGCAATCATGACGCAACGCTTGTGCAAGGACTGCCGTCACGCCATCAAGGACGACAAGCCGATCTGGTGGCAGTGCGCTTTGACTCGCCAGGTATCACCCGTAGACGGCACGGTATCGCACATGGTCTGTTCGGTGACGCGGGTGACGCCTTCGCAATGTGGGCCGGATGGTGTCTGGTTCTCGCCCCATCCCGACGCCGTAGATCAGGAGCCGCCCGATCAATACAACCGCCTGATCGACATGGAGGAGCAGCTGTGACAACCGGCTACCGTCGCGCTCCCTGCGACTCGCTCGTGAAGCCCGAGGACTACCAGGCCCATCTCGACGACTGCCGCCTGTGCGCGGAGGGGCTGGAAGACACGAACGGGTGGCCGGATGATTCGCGGCTCGATGAGCCTCGTAGGGGGCAGGCGACATCAATCAACCGAGAGAGGTATAAACCGTGAACACTCAACCGAAGCAGGAACTCGTATCCAAAGACGCCCCGGAGCCGAAGGCGGCGCTCACCCCGATGGGCATGATCGCCCTCGCGGTCCAGCAGGGGGCGGACGTCGAGAGGCTCCAGAAGCTCCTCGAGCTCCAGGAGCGGTGGGAGGCGACCGAGGCGCGGAAGGCGTTCGTCGTCGCGCTGACCGCGTTTAAGGCCGCGCCGCCGACGGTCACGAAGAACCGGCACGTCGCCTTCGGGACGACGGCCTATGACCACGCCACGCTCGACCAGGTCTCGGCGGTGATCGGGAAGGCGCTCTCCGAGCACCACCTCTCCCACCGCTGGGAGGTCGAGCAGAAGCCGAACGAGATCACCGTGACCTGCGTCCTGACCCATGAGAAGGGGCACGCCGAGCGGGTCTCGCTCTCGGCGCCGGCGGATACCTCGGGGTCGAAGAACTCGATCCAGGCGATCGGTTCGACGGTCACTTATCTCCAGCGCTATTCGCTCCTCGCCGCCACCGGCCTGGCGACGAAGGGCCAGGACGACGACGGGGTGGGGGGCGGTGGCGCGATGGCCGAGAGCCAGAGGCTCGACTTCGAGGCCGCGATCGACGCGCTCGCCGATACCGCGGGAGCGGAGGTGCTCTGGAAGAAGATCGCCGCGGCGTGCAAAGAATCCGGGGACCGCGAAGCTTACAACGCCCTCAAGGCGCGGATCGCCGCGAAGGGCAAAGCGCTGAAGGCGAAGAAATGAGCCTCCAACGCACCCCGGAGTGGCGCGCCGAGCGCGCGGGCTGCGCGACGGCCTCCGAGTTCTCGAACGTCCTCGCGAAGATCAAGAGCGGCGAGGCGGCGGTCCGGAGGAACTACCGGATGCAGCTCGTCACCGAGAGGCTTACGGGGAACCCAGTCGTCGGCTACGTCAACGCCGTGATGCTCCGAGGCATCGAGATGGAGCCCGAGGCGCGGATAGCATACGAAGCGGAGCGAGGCGCGATCGTCGAGGAGGTCGGCTTCGTTCGGCATCCTCGCATCGAGAACTGCGGGGCATCTCCGGATGGGTACGTGGGCGACGACGGTTTGGCCGAGTTCAAGTGTCCGGAGTCCACGACGCACCTTGCCTACCTCGAAGCCGCGCGCATTCCGCCGGAACACTTGCCTCAGCTCCAGGGCCAGCTCGCGGTCACCGGCCGGCGCTGGGTGGATTTCGTCTCTTACGACCCGCGCTTCCCGCCCGGGCTCCAGCTATTCATCATCCGTGTGGAGCGCGACGAGGACTACATCAAGCTCCTCGAAGCCGAGGTCAAGACCTTCCTCGCCGAGGTCGACGCGATGGTCGAGCGGCTGATGAAGAGGGCGGCGTGACCACGATCTCGATCACCAAGGATGAGAAGGGGCACATCGTCGGCGTCGGCGAGAAGGGCAAGAAGGCGTACGCCGCGTTCAAGAAAAGAGTCGAGGGGCTCCAGCCTGGCGAGATCTATACGATCGAGGCGTGGTTCGACCGCAACCCGAAGCTCCACGGGCTGCACTTCATCCTGCTCGAGACGGTATTCGACAACCAGGAGCAGTTCGCCGATCCGGAGCAGCTCCGGGCGTGGCTCCAGGTCGGGGCGGGACATTGCAAGTTCGTCCCCGGCCCTACGGGACGGATGGTCGCGATCCCGGAGTCGATCGCGTGGCACCGCATGGATGACCAGGACTTCGCCGCGCACCATGAGAAGGTGAAGGACTTTCTCCGCACGGAGCACGCGAAGGCTTTCCTCTGGCCCCATCTCCCGGAGTCCGAACGTGACGCGATGATCGATACGATACTGAGCCAATTTGAAAAAGGAGAATGACGTGACGACGAGAATCTACCGCGTAGAAACGAACGTGACGCACGCCGAGATCCATTTGATCGAGGCGACGAGTCAGGCTGCAGCGTGGCGGGCGTTGGCAGAGCAAGCTGTCCAGGAGCCGACCATCGCCAGCGGGAAAGAGATCGCGACGCTCATGGCCCAGGGCGTCAAGGTCAAGACGGCGTAGATCAACGTGGCCGCCCGTCCGTCCTCTCCTTCCTTGGCTCTCCTGTCAGCGTCGCAGGGGGCGGGCGGCGCGGCCACACCTTAGTGGAGGAAGCGATGACTGAGGCACTCTTCGATTTCCTGTTCTGGTTCCTCCCGATGCTCTGGGGCCTGACAGGGCTTGCTATTCTCGCGGATTGGATTGAGGGCTGGCTGAAATGAAACGATTATTCAAATTGCTAGAGTGGTGCGATTCTCTTTGGGAATGCGGAAGGCCGGGAGATGTTGGAACCGGGATGATCAAGATCTTAAAGGAGAAAATCCGTGAAGCGTATAAAGCGGGCCGTCAAGCAGCAGAACGAGAAGCAAGAATGCGATCACGCAGAAGCATTCAGCGTAAGCGTGTTTCATGATTGCGCGACCAATACGGCGTATCTCATTCAAGATTGTCCCGACTGTGGGGCCGCAATCGAAATAGTCGGAACTTGCTTAAAGCATTTAGGCGAATGAGACGGCCCATGAAACTTTGGCAACCACGCCAACGAACCGAATGGACCTGGCGGCTGATCGTCCTGCCGCTCGTTGCTGGCGGCTTGGCGCTCCTCCTCTGGACGCGGTCAACGGAGTTATCATTCAATGTCGCAGCGCAGGACGGAACATTCTACAGCGGTCTAGACGCTGGTTCCCTGACGCATGTTGAGGCTGTGCAGACACGCTCAATATCAGAAAATCCTGCGTCTGCGGCACCCGAACAACAGAATACTCCCAGCGATGAGGCGGCAGTAGGCGCGTGGGCAAGTCCGCAGGACGCGAGGCGACATGGTGCCAAGCGGAGCGCGCCGAAGAGTGTTGAAGTGCCCGCCAGCGCGGAACGCCGCGCGTTGCAAACATCTGGAAGTCCAGGCGTGACAGGGCGGAGAGACGTCCATCTTTCTTCTACGCTACCCTCAATGATCGCCTTCCCCCACAAGACCTGCTGGATGGGCCTGGATGGGATGGAGGAATTCTGCTTCGAGCTGATGGAGGAAAGGCGATGAACGACGAGGGAATGAGGCTGCTAAGAGACGGAGTGCAGTTAATCCGGGAAGACCTTCACATGGGAAGTAGTGAGCGCACTTTAATGTGGATTCGGAGATGTGACGCTTTTTTTTCACGCCCCGAGCCTGCGCGTAGCGCACAGGAGGGGGAGACGCCGGAGACGGATGCAGTACTGATTAATGCCCCGGTATTTCAGGACAAGAATCACGCCGATTGCTGGTCAATTGATAAGGATGATTGGGCACGGTTTGTTGATCATGCCCGCTCCCTCGAACGCCGACTGCTGGAGGCGGAGGCAAATCTGCAAATCGCAATCGCTCGAAATCAAGAGGAGATTGATGCCGACCGCGCAATGACGCGGGCACTAGCCTTGGGTGAAGCGCAGGAGGAAGTGAGGAAGCGGGCGATAGCATTGATATTGGAAGAATTAGAAAGTGCCACTCAGCTTTATCCGCGCTCTAATGCGTTTAAAAATGGGGAATACGATTCACGCTTTGGACAAGGTGCCGATGTGGTAGCTACATATAAAAACTATGAGGAGCGCGTCGAATATCTGCGCGGATATTCTCATGAAGGAAAGCGGGGATTCGCCATTGAACTGAAGCATAAACTCAACCGCTCCCTCGATCTCTCCAAGGTGGGCGGGGAGGAGGACAAATGAACGACGAGGGAATGAGGCTGCTGCACAAGATCGAAGCGATGTTAGATCAGTTGATCGAACACGACGATCTGTCGGTGCGAGAGTGGTGCGCCGAATTGAGGCAAGTAGTTCAGCAATTGCATCGGCGCTCCTCCCACCGCGAGCCTGCGCGTAGCGCACAGGAGTGGGAGACGCCTATCGAAGACATTCCGTTTCTTCTCGAAAGTGAAGCAGATTTATGCGGTGAAGGCCACGAGCCTTTGTCCTATCTACTGAGACTGGCCGCGCGCCGACTGCGGGAGGCGGAGGCTGAATTGAAGGCATTTGACCCTGATCCAGTGGTGTGTGGTTGTCGTGAAGCGATCTGTCCACATACACCGATAGCGAAACTCCCGAGGCAGGCGCTCGTGGATCACTACAAAAAGCTTTTGGCTCTGGAGAAGAAATCCACCGCTGATGCGGAAGCCGCCCTCCGCTCCTCGCGGGCGGGGGCACATGAGGAATCAAAATGAAACCATTGACTTGTCGAGAAGCGTTACAGCTACTTTTGGATCAAGTAGATTTCAGAAACGGTGCCTGTTCTCCAACAGAGATGGTAGGTGCCCTTATTCCAGAGGCCGTTTTTGAACGATGCGATGAAACCCTTACGGCCTCGCGGGCGGGGGAGGAGGGGAAATCGTGAAGCCCGAGGGCGACGAAGGCGAAGACGCGCTGTGGTTGGGCGTTGCCTGCTTGGTGCTATGGGGCCTGCTCGCCTTTACCTGACGCAAGCCTCAAGCAGCGCGTCGGCCTTCTCGATCCACGTCCGCTGGTTCAGCTGATCGAGCCGCAACGCAATCACGAAATCGAAGTCCGAAAGGCGGGCGAGGGCGCTGTCCTCGAGGAAGTCCTTCGGCGGCAGGTCTCCCCTCGAGATGCAGGGCACCGGGACGGGTATCCGGACCTCCTTCGGGGCGGGGGGCAGGGAGCCATTGCAGCCGGCAAGGAGCAGGAGGAGGGGGAGGTATCTCATCGGATGCCCTCCCGGACCCTTTGGACGGCCTGCCCAGCTGGGCAAGGGGCTCCCACGGCTGGCTTGGCGGCCTTGAGGCGCGCCGCTTCGCTCCGGGCCTTAGCCTCCCCTTTCCGGGCAGCCTCCAACGCCTTGGCGGCCCGTTTCTGCCTATCCTCAGCCGCCCTTTCGAGATCCTTCACGGCCTCATTCTGCCGGGCTATCTGCTCGTTCAGGACCGCATTTGCCCCCCGGCAAGCCTCGAACTCAGCCTTGACCGCCCGGAGCTTGTAGCCCTGGATGGTGAGGGCGACGGTCAGGGCGCCGACCACCGCGGCAGCGCCGATTGCCCCGTAGAGCGCGCCGCCGGCGAGGAAGCCCTTCATCCTAGACCCTGGCGCGTCCCGCCGCCGTCGATGGTGAGGACCTGCATCCGCATGATCGGGTTGAACGAGGTATGCGCCCATGAGCTGAACTCCAGTATGAGTTGATCGTATCGAATCTCCGAATCCCGGACCGCCCGCGCGCACTCCGCCGGCGGTCCAAACCCGGGGCAAACCCAGTCCGCGGCGTAGCCCTGCGGGTGATCCTTCGTCGCGAAGTACTCCGCCCACGCCGCTTCGTCGGGTGCCTTCCCGCGCGCCGCGGCCCAGGCGCGAAAGGACTTCTCGGTCAGTATGCGCTCGAGCGCCTCGCAGCGGTAGCCGGATTGGACGTGCATCGGCTGGCCGAGGATGCGGCGGACACCCTCGAGGCCGTAAGCAAGGGCTCGCAGGTGCTCTACGACCTCCGGCGGCGGGCTATTCTCGATCCCATTACGCAGTGCGAGCTCCGAGCGCGTGAGCTCCTCGAGCGAGAAGTGCGGGCTGAGCATCATAACTTGCACCACGCCGCTATGCCCTGCGGCAGCCAGCCCGTCGTCATCTCGCGGTAGTTGGAGACCACGGCTACCGCGGCGCGCTCGCAACTCGCAAGGTCGGGGAATGGATACTCATGACGCTCCTTTCCGTATTCACCGCTTGGCGCGCTCCAGAACAGCACGACGATGAGCATGGCCTTCATGGTTAGATTATAATGTCATCGGTTGCTGCGGCGTGGAAGGCGACACGCGAGGTAACTGGCCGTGTATAGACCTTGGGTAAGCCCCCATTGCGGTTTCGACTGCGATGAAACGGATACGGACCCGATGCCGGAGTAGCGCCCGGCCAGCAACCATCAATTCCATCAGAGGGGACTTATATATTTCACTTCCCACGCCACTTAGACGTGGGAAGTGAATTCTTGTTACGTTATCCATCCTTTTCTGTTTGCTTCAATACTTGCAACGCATGAGCCGCATTGAGCGCTGCTTGTGCGAAATGCATTGCATTGTGCGCCTCCCCTGCCTGCGCGGCCTTTTCCAGCAACTTTTTCACATTCTCGTCCATAGGGTTTTAGCTCCTAATTGTTCCAGCGAATAGCCGCACGCTGGATTCGCGGTAATAGTTTCCTCCATCAGAACGGTATCGCGCAGCCGATGTAGCTCTTCGCCACCAGCAGCTTGCAGCTCCCGTAGGTGCCGAGCATCGCTCCCCCGACCCCGTACCAGATGTTGCTCATCTTCGGGTCGGAGTGCAGCGACTCGATCGCGACGACGCCGGCCACGGTAGCGCCGAAGCCCCAGAGGTAGCCGTACTCCTGGTTCCGCAGGACGTTGGTAGCGATGCCCGAGGCGAGGAGACCTCCTACGAGGTTCTCCGTCTTGCGGTTTTCAGACGGTGACGACGCGGGTTGCGGAACGGTGACGACCGGCGGCTTGGGCTTCGGCTTGTAGTCATCGTCGTCATTCGCACGGGCAGCGAAGGGCATGATGCCCATTGCGAGCCAGACGAGAAAGACAACGGTGACGACTGCGATGCGGCAGGCGGATTCGATCATGGCGTGGCTCCTGGTTGTGGTGTCGGATTGCGGGCTGAGTTGTAAAAGGCGATGCAGGCTCCCTGAAGAGCAGTGAGCGGCGCCCAAATCGCAGCAATGATTGCGGCTACGTCCACGCCCGTTCTGGGGCTGTTGGTGGCGAATTCGAACGTCCAGAAGAACGCCTGTGTCGTCATCCAGATCACCCACAGGAGCACAGCGCGGCGGATGACGACGCGGGTGTCGATGAAGTCCCAGAAGGCGGTCCAAGCGCTCATTTCCCGTCCCTCATCTTCTTGGCGATCTCGATCTGCTTCTCGATGTCCGCGAGGTCGCGCTTCTCCCGCTCGCTCAACTTGTTCTGGCGGATCAGCCGGTCGGGCTGGATGGTCAACTGCTCGATGCGTCCATCGTAGAGAGCCTTCACACGCACTTCGTTGCCAGCGATCTTCATCTCCTGTGCCTCGTGGAGCTTCATAGCTTCAGGCTTGAGGATGATGAGGTCGCGCGCATTCAGAACGCCTTCTCCGAAATACCAGACGGCGGCCAGCGCCGCGATAGCCGTGGTGATCATCTTCCAATGTCCTATGATGAATTGAACGAGGGCGACGACACCCTCGGGGGCGTCGGGTTTGGGCTTGCGCTTCATTTATGGTCGCTCCGGTAAACTACCTGCTCCAAAGCTCTCAACCGCTCGCGCACGTCGTTCTGAAGCTCCATTATTCGAGCAACCTGCGACTGGATACGCACACGCTCGTCGCTCATCGCGTTCATCTTGTCATTCACCAGCCACGAAATTAAGGCGAACGCCACCGACAGTGCAACGGCCCAGGTGACATAGAAGCGCCCGTTGCGCTTTTGGCTGAAGACGACCTTCTTGAGCGATTCCTCATCGATCTGCAATCGGTCGGCCAGATGCACCATAAAGGCGTCGACCTGCTTGCGGGCGAGCTCATCGTTGGATTCCTCGCTCACGAAAGCCTTCCCGCGATGTAGGCCGCCAGATGTGTGAGAAATAGGACCACCGCGACTATAACAGCCGTCCGCCTCCAAGCGATGACCTTCTGGAGCAGATCATCGGTGATGAGTTCTGCGCGTTCCTCAAACTTTCGAAGTTTCTCGCCCATGATCGAATTCCTCAGAAGTGGATGAGCGCCGCAACGCCGAAGACGTTTATGTCGAAATCATCGACGTCATCATAGCGTTGCCATTGCGCGCGGACACTGAATGTCTTGATCACTTGGTAGCGAACGCCTAGCCCGTAAGTGAGGTTCGTTCCAGAGTCTTCGTAGGATGGACGACCATCCGGGATCGAGGTCTCATACTTGGATTTCCAGAAAAACGCTCCGGCCTTGGTGTAGATGTCTACATTCGCACTCACTGGGAAAGCAATGCTGCCGGTCAATTCGAAGCCCATCGCCCGCCACGATGATGATGCGGGGAAAAGTCCTTGATCAGCCGAAGGCGGACCTGGAAGCGCTCGCTCGCCATTCACGATCTCGACTTGTCCGAGGGTTTCCGTCTTCCCGAGCCACGTATGCCCCAGTTCGATGCCAAATGTCCGGTTGAGCTGCCGCCCTACGAACAACCCATAGGTCGTATCGTGCTCGTCGCAACTGTAGTAGACGTTCGTCGTCGCGTCATCGCAGGACTTATTAGCCTTTCCATAGCCAAGGGCAGCGCCGGCATACCAATCCTCTGCCCATGCGTTCGAAAACAACAACGCCGATAGCAACACAAGCACCACTCTCATGACACGCCTCCTCTCAAGTCGCCTTGCGGCGAACCCATGATCACATTCGCAATACCGTTGATGTATTTGCCCGCCGCGCCGCCCGTGCCGCTGCCGCTACCCGTTCCGCCCGCAAGCCCTGGATTGCCACCGGCGCCCGACAATCCCACGCATACCGCGATGACTGCGCCTCCAGATTCTGTGGTGCCGTCGGCTGCCTCGGGCTGACTCGCCTCATTGGTGCCGGAGAGGCCTGGGTCGGTGCCCGCGGCACCACCGCCGCTGCAGACGACGAACTGATTGCCAGCGCCGCCCCCGCCTCCACCCCAAATCTCACCCGCAGCATTTTCAAGTCTCAACAAACTTTCCACCAGTAAAGCGTCGCCACCCGCCCCGCCATCATCAGTAGTGAAAGGATAACCATCGCCGCCCTTCCCGCCCTTGCCTTGTATCCTCCCGCGGTTCTCAAGCGTGAGTAATACATTCGCCGGCCAGCTGCCCGTCCGCAATGCCGGAGAGGATGTGGAAGTAGAGCCCACCGTTACGCCGGAGATGATGATAAAAGTTATTTGTTCGCTAGGCGAGCCCCCGAGCGGCGGAGCGTAGAGCGAGTCGTGGATCGTCCGGAGGTTCAGGTTGTAATCGTCGTTCTCGATATAGATGATCCGCTCGACGGATTCTTCGCCCTCCTGCACGGTAAAGTGGACCTCCTGCGCCTTCACCCGGATGTCATTTTCGCCGCGAGCGAGTTGCGTCACCGCCATCGGCGTCGGCTCTAGTTCCCCGATTTCGTCCTGAAGCTCTGCAACTTCGAGATAGAACTGCTGCGTGAGTTCGAGCGCCCCATCGCGGTCGGCGTAGAGTCGGAACTCGGCCTCGATCGGCGGGTCACGGAACTGGGCGAGGATGCGATCGGCCGTGTCCTCTGCAAATGACCTCCCGAACTGCGGTATCCAGCGCGAGAACACTTCGCGGATCGCCGGCACGCCGTACTGCGTAGAATCCTCTGCGTCGGTATCGACCACGACCAGGCGCGAGCGGAAGTTCCTGCGCTCTTCTAAGTCTTCCACCGGGCTCTTCTGGCCGTAGTAGACCCAGACCTCAGAAACACGTTTAGAGATCTGGAGCTTCGAGGAGAAGGAGTCCTCGAGGATCCAATCGTCGTCGTTGATCGTGGGCGTCGGTACCGCGGCGCGGAGGGCGCGAAACTGGATCATCTGGGTAACTGGGTCAGGCCAAACCGTGAAGCCGGCCTGCTCGGCAAGCTCACCAATCAGCTCATTAACCGGAGTTGGGTCGGCGATGCGCGCGGTATAGAGCTGCGTCAGTTGTTCCGCCTGGGTGTCCCAGTCCGCAGAATCTATGAGAGAAGCCGATATCTCCGAATAGTTGACCAGCAAGTCCTGAACGATGTCGTGGCATAGCTGGGAATCGTAGACCAGCACCCACTGGACCAAGTCCTCCTGGTCGTGCGCTGCCGCTACGGTATCGAGTGCGCCCCGCGTCAAGAGATTGAGCGTATCGCCAGAGCGGCTGCACTTTATGACCTCTTCTCCGATCGCGACGTAGAACTCCGACGGACTTCCGACTATCGCAGGATAGTCGAGATCGCCAATTCCCGTGGGGGAAAGCGTGGCGCTAGTCGCCACCGCGCTGATGTCCGCGAGCAACTCGCCCCTCGAAGCGGTAGGAGCAACGGCCTTTTTCGCCTCGATCTTCGAGAACAGGTCCTTCGCGGTGATCTTGACCCGGCCATTCACAGGCCCGTCGACGCGGTCAATAATATAGTTCCGCACTCGCATCTCATCTAATGTCTGGCCGATGTAACCCTCGCGCACACGGCATGCGTAGTTCGAATGGTAGGGATTGCGCGCGAGCCACTTGCCCCAGAATGTTCCTGACTCATAGGGGTCGTAGCCATCACTCGCTAATTCCGCGAATGGATTACCTGCTTGATTAATGGTCCATACGTCTCCAGTCGATGACGTAATGGTCGTATCCCCAAGTGCAGATAGAGACGGGTCAAAGTCGATAAGCAAGGTCCCATCAATTCCACTATAGACATGAACGCTGTATATCTTTCCAGAGATTACATTGTTGCTTCCATCGAAATCCGGATTGATCCTCCACGGATCATCCCTAATTGCTATGGAAGTCGATCCCGCGGTCGTAACAGCGTCTCCGATTTGAGTCCAGTTTTCTCCGTCTTGTGATTTATAAAATGTAACGACGTAATTCGATGGACTTTCTGAGGTCTCAAGATCAATGGTCGCCCGGATATGGATTGCTTCTCCATCAGTCGCATTGACGATTTGCGTAGAGTTAGCTATTTTTAACGTCCCGCCCGAATCCCACCAAAATAGTGTTAGTCTTCCACGTGGTGTATTGCTCCCACCTGTGACAGATAACATGAACTGACCGATCAATCCTCCGGTATCCCGCTTTGCAATTATATCGGTGCGAATTGGAGTCGGAGTCCAATCATCCAGAGCTATGTGAACGCGCACATCCAGATCATTAAAAGTGGTAGTAATGCCGCCCGGTGATCCCGGATCAGGCGTGCTAACGAAATCGCCTACCATCCCCTTCATCAATAAATACTCAGCCGGACCTGCATCACCTGTTATTCGTTCCAAGCGATAGGGATCAACGTGTAGATCGCTATGTTTGTGATCGAATAGATCAACAGTCACGACTTCGCGTTGCCCGAGCGCAGAAGCACTCCGATCCATGGCACCGAGGTTGATTGCAGCCGGGTTGGTGCTGATCGAGATCAGCGAGGGGATAATATTAGATATGTCTTCGAGCGGGGAACCAATCTCGCCCACGCCGTATTCGAGTAGCCCGACTTGATCACGCGCGAATCGAAGCGTCAGAGATTCCGGATTGTAGTTCGTCGGATCTTGGCAAGTGACGCGCGTATTGAAACACTTTCTGTCACCGGTGACCCCGAGCTGTGCCTGGCATCCCCCCGTCGGGGATCCGAAGGCGTCTCCGTAGCGTCGCGAGCATATCGGTTGAATTACCTCAAAGAAGATGACCGATTCCGATCCGTATTCGGCCATGTCTTATCGTCCCCGGCCTTGCCGAGAGCGCGCCTCCTCCGCGCGCCAGCGCCCAGCAGCAGCGTGCTCTGCAGCTTTCCGATTCTTCTTGAGGCGCGAATTAATGCGGGCATCGGCCGCCCGCTTCATGAGGGTGCGGACTTTGGGATTGAACTTGTTCCTCACTCATCCCCCACAGCTTGGAGGTTCCAGCTGACCGACATGTAGTCGAGGAATCCCATGTAGGCCGGGGCGATGTCCTCTCCCGTCCATGCGTAGGCGACCTCGTCCGTCCGTTCTCCCGGTCTCCACGCGAAGAAATATGGATAGCGTCTGGCGGCTTGGACGAACGGCTCGAAGTTCGTCCGATACCAGTCCGCGTCGAGTTGGTCGAACGACACCGTCCCGGTGTAGCCGCGGCGGCGGATGTTCTGTCCCAAGAATTGGCCACCTCGGGAGAGCATCTGTTCCATCACCGTCTGGCGCGAAAGGACCAAAGGAGTGTGCGCACCGCGTATCGCCTCTGGCATCCAGAGCGAGAGCCCGACATAGATCACCGCGATCCTCGGGGGAAACGGCGTCGGGCTGCCCCCGAGCGTGATCCTCATCCTTCTGGCATCCCTGATGGTGTCAAGAAAGATCAGAGGTTTATCGTCGGTCGGGATATAGGCCGAGGCGAGCGATTCCCAAAAGGTTTCGGGAGACCCCGCCCCGGCGTCAAGCGTTGTCTCCACGGTGACCGAGATGCCGCCCGTGGACCCGATGTTGTGCGCCGCGATCCCGACGTAGTCGATGTTCTGAGTCGTCGACCAGGCGAGCTCCCAAGTGGCCGGCATCTCGGAGGGCTCCCAGAATTCTGCGGTGTCGGGCCTCAAAGGTGAATCCGACGGGCCGGTCCCGGTCTCGCTCGAGGCCGTGACGTCTGCCGCCACCGCCTCTCGGGTGAGCGTATCCCACCCGATGCGAGCGTTCAGCATGGGCCTCTCGGCCGCTTCCTCTGCAGCCTCGTAGGCCGCGGTGAAGATGATCATCAGACCACCACCAACCTTCCTCCATCGTCCGTATTTTCATTGAGTCGCTCAACAAGCTCGCGCAACTGTTGCCGCGAGAACACCTCGCCCTCCAATTTGATCACCGTCGTCTGGCCCGGCTGTCGTGCCGCCGGACCCGCGGTGCCCTCCGGCAACCCAGTGGCAGGGCTCGCCGGGAACACCCCGATCGCCCCGCCACCGCCGAACTGAGTATTGCGGATTGCCTGTATGTTGGCCCCCGTAGCAGCAGCCGCAATCGCTGCCATCGCGGCACCACCCGCAGGACCGCCCCAGGATGCACCCCAAGCGTAGGCGCTCTGGACGGCTTCTATGCCCTTGATGATGGCGTTGGCAAGGGAGGCGATCTTGTGGATCTCGAACCACTTCTTGCTCTGAGTAGCGGCCGTCGAAGTGAGCTGCATCATCATGCTCGCGCCTTCGGAGATGAGTTGACGGTTTGACATCTGCGCGAACTTCCTGCGCTTCAGCTCCGCCTCCGCCCAGATGTCGCCCATCCGCGCCTGGTGTTCAAGCTCCAACTGCTCCCGCAGGACGTTGTATTCCACCCCGATGTCGATCTCCTGCTGCTCAGCAGCGCGGAGCCATTCCATCTTCGCTTCAAACTCGACCTGGAGTCTTTCGCGCTCGCTCATCGCTGCGGTAGCTATGCCTTGAGCTTCTGCTGCTATCGTGGCGACGTAGCGGTTGTTGATCGCCTCAAGCTCGTTCGCCAGACGCACCTCTTCGGTCTGGAGTCTCGCGCCCGTGCGCGTCTCGTTCGCCGCGCGGTCAGCTTCCGCCGCCTGGACCTTGATCGCTGCGACCCGCGCCTTCGCGATGTCGCCCTGCTTGCGGTATATCTCCTCCTCCTGCTGGAGACCTCTGATCAGGACTTGGAGCCTGGCATCCTCCGCAGCCGCAGTAGCAGCAATGACCTCCATCCGCCCGATCTGACCTTGGGCCTCGGCTTCCCTCACGAGGTCGAGCTGGAGCTTTATGGCGGATTCGTATTGGTCGACGAAACCACGGACCATCGCGATCTGTTCGTCATACTGCTGCTTGTTCGCGATCTCTGGAGCCTTGACCTTGAACGCCGACCCGATCGTGGAGGCGTCGAAGTTATCGCGGAACTTCTGAACTACCGCTGTCCCGGAATTAACGCTGTCGATGAACGCGAGCGTCTCCTGTTTCGCGACTTTCACATCTTCCGCCCACTGCACCCATATCTCGCCGATGCCACGGAAGTTGCCCTCCGATAACGCACCGAGCGAAGCGCCGACTGCGGCGATTGTTTTTCCAAGACCCTGGAACGCGAACCACGCCGTGCTGGCGACCTTCAGGATGGCTTCCAAAACCATCTTCGCGCCGCGGCCCATCTCGTTGAAAGCCTCTCCGTCCTTCGCCGCCTGAATCATGCTGTCCGAAAGAGACTGGAGCAGCGGCAGAACCTGGACCATGATCGCATTGCCGAGTGCCCTTTGAGAATCGACCAGCCGCGTTAGGTTGTCGTTGAACGCCTCCGCCGCCTGCGCGGTCTCCGTGGAGATGAGATGCCCGAGCTGTTCGGCTTCCAGCCGCATCGCCTCCAGGCCCGCGGCGCCTTGATTCAACATCGGGATCATAGAGGCCCCGGCCCGCCCGAAGAGCATCACCGCCAGAGCAGACTTCCCGGCCCCATCCTCCATGCCCGAGAACTTGACCGCGACCTCGCGCAGGATCGTGTCCGCGTTCTTGAGTTCCCCATTCGAGTCCTTCAGGTTGATTCCAAGGGCCAAGAACGCTTCTCGCGCCTCGCCCGTCCCCGCCGCAGCGTCGCTGATATTCCGGTTCAACCGCGCCATCGAAGTACCCAGCGCTTCGGTCGATACATCCGAGAGCCGTGCTGTGTAAGCCAGGGCGGATAGAGACTCCACGCTGACGCCAGCGCCCTGCGCCATCTTGTTCAGCTTGTCCGCAGCCTCAATGGCGCTCTTGGTCATAGCGGCAGCGGCGGCGGTGGCAAGGGCGAACGCCGTGCCGAGCACTTTCCCGGCTTGCTCCGCGTCGCGCTTTATCCGCTCCATCTGCTTGGCGGCGAGATGCGCGGCTTTCCCGAGATCCTTGGAGAACTCAGCGGTATTTGCCGCCAAACTCACCACCAAACTGCCCAGAGAAGCCATCAGCGTCTTCCTTTCGGTTTGCGGGTCATCGACCCGAGGACCATCTTCATCTCTTGCTTACCCTGCGGCGGAGGTTGCTTTGCCTTTTCCTGGACCTGCCGCATCTCCTCATTCCTCAAAGAGAACTCCGCCATCCACTCCGTCACTTCGAGGGAATCCATCGACCGCAGCATCACGCCGACCGGCAGCCCGAGCTTCTCCGCGAGGAAGAAGTAGAACCGGCGCTGCGGCCGGCGCTTCAGTTTCCCTTGGCGTCCTCGAGGTCGGTGTCGGTGATGCCGTTCAACTTCTGGATCACCGTCACGCAGCGCTTCAAGGCTTTGGCCGATCTCTTTCCTAAAGCTTCCGCGTCCTTGTCGGTGAAGAGGCGATTCCCGCTGCCGTCCACCGCGCACAACGCCAAAAGACGTGCGGAAATGTTCGCCATGTCGAGCTTGCCCTTGCCGTCTCCGATCAACGACTGCTCCCAGGCATCGCGCGCCGCTCCGGTCATCGTGCCGACGATGACTTCTCCACCCCACTCCGGGACGCGCACGGTCTCCGTCTTGAGATCGCGCGCGCCCAGGATTGCTTCCCTGCCGAGTATCGCCATCACACCTCCATGTCAGTTTACGGCGCTGTCGTCGATACCAGTCCCGTGATCTCCACCACGACCGCCGACTCGATGACGCCGTCAACCGCTGCGTTGATCGGGACCGAGAGCACGAAGCCGTCGAAGTAGTATACCGTTTGCGGCGAGTCGGTCATGATCACGCGGAAGTTCCGCGCCTCACGATCAGACTTCGCCGTGACCAGCGCGGCGTGCTGCGCGTTCGCTGGGATCAGGTTCAGGGTAAACGTGCATTGCCCCTCATCCTGCAGCCCCATGCGCTTCTGCTTCGCGGTCGAGGCGAGGTCGGTCACGTCGATGACGGATGCCGAACCCGTCCGGAACGCGAGGTCCCGGAGCTCGGGAATCGTCGAGTAGCTGTACGGCGACCCGATGTCGGCGTTGATCTGGAGCAGTACTCCTTGACTCTCTAGTGCGTTTGAACTCATGGTTTGCTACCTCCTGAAAAGCCCGGCAAGGGCGGTGAAAATCATTTCTCCCAACACAAGTAATCGGCGCTCACGCGGTAGAGGCCGGTATCATCTTCGAAGTCGTCGCGGTCGGTCGCGAGTAGAGCCTTAAAACCAGCGGCGGTCATCGCAACCCGAACCTCAGCGGATAGAACCTTCGCGCCCCCATAGGTCGCGGCCCACGAATCGACCTGCATCCGGACGTGGTCGATCCCGCTGTGACCCGAAAGGCTCACGACCGGGACATTACTTACCCGTTGGTAACTGACGGCTGGTAACTTCGGATTCGCGAGCGTCGGCAAAACCAACCCATAGACCCGATCCCCCGCTGAGGTCGGTGACGGAGATCCTGAGGTAAGCGCGGTCAGGATGTCTTGCTCTACCACTTCAGCTTCTCCGCTGCTCGCTCAATCGCTTTTGCTAATCTAACCTTGATCGCCTCGATCTGCTGTTGAATCGTTGAATCGAAAGCAGGCCGCAGGAAAGGTTGTGCCTGCATCTTAGAAGTCCCGAATTCGAGGAAGCGCCAATACCAAGCATCAAGACCTCGTTTGCGAAAGCGCCTTCCATACCGGATTCCAACGATAGCCATCTCCTGAACCGCGCTGGAACCTTCCCTACTTCGGGTCCGATAGATCGCGCGCTTCAGCGTTCCAGTATCTTCCGGTGCTAGAGTCCTGGCTCGCTCTTGGACGACCTTCGCCCCCGCGGATACCGCAGAACGCAGCGGCCCCTTGTGGAGTTCCTTCGGCAGTTGGTCGAGAGCCTTCTTCAGCTCATCCAGACCCTCGATCTTTACTTGGATACTCATGGCAACTTCGCCCAGACGAAAAGACCTCGACGTCTTCCGATCTCGTCGATCCTCAGCACCTGGTAGTCGCGACCATCGAAGGTGATCACCGCAGTCTTGTCGAAGTCATCCCGCCACCGCATCTGGAATCGAATCTGGGCACCGTCGATGAATTGCGCCGCCTCGAATAACCGAGAACCGGCGACAGGGAGAACCCCGCCATCCACAGTCGCAAGAGTCGCTAACGTGTTGATCTGGCCTCCATAGGAATCCCGCGTTACCGTGGGGACCTTGATGATCAAGCGTCTATCAAGTTTGCCGGCTTGCATGTTCAAAACGCCGAGGGCTCAACCATGAACTGTTCTTCATCCACGCCTTCCGGTCCTCCTGTTCCTTCCCACCTATATGTCCAGTCCCCTGGTTCATCCGCCGTGATGTCAGCGTAGTAGTTCCCGACTGCGCTCTTGAATATCACGTCCGGCGATCCACCATAGATATAGGTTTCCTCGTTCCCCGATGGGTCCTGGACCTTGAGAGTTACTGTCGTTGGATCAGCATCGATGCCAACCGAATCCTCGAAGACTCCGGAGATTCGAACAATCTGCCCCAACTTGTGAAGGTTCACAGGCATGTTTATATCCCGTCGCTCGAAGTAGTTGTGCCCTTGGCCGAGGTTGATCCCCGTGCCGTCCCTTTCCTCGCATCCGATCCGGCGTGCCCCCTTCTCGCGTCGGAGCCGATCACGTTCACCGGGAAGGAGTTGTTCACCAACGCCAGAATAGAATCATCATCCTCTCGAAGATCGGAATCCCCGAAGATGTCGGCCGTGACCGTCGAGGCCGAAACAGTATCCGCATCTTCAGTCTTCGCAAAACTCGCCGCAATGATCGCTGCGGCGTTGGAGACGACGATGTCTGCAGCCTCAAGGATCGCCGCCGAACCGACGATGGCGACCGCGACCGCAGAAGTGAGCTGATCGTCCTCCTCCTGAGGCAAGGCCGCGCCGCCGATGCTCGATACCGCTACCGAAGAGAGTTGGTCGTCGGCCTCTACCATCGCCGCGACAGCGATGAACGCGGTGGCCGCTGTTGCGTCTAGGCTATCGGCATCCTCGAAGAGCGCTGCGTCCGCGAACGACTCGTTCGTGATAACCAACCCGTCGGAGGCGAGCTGATCGGCGTCTTCGAACAAAGAGGCATCGGAGAAGATCGCCGCCCCTCCGGTCGAGGCGAGCGTGTCGGCATCTTCCGTAAGAGTGGCAGAGGCCGCTATCGCAACAGAGACCGCCGCGGTGAGCGTGTCTCCATCCTCGATCAGGGTGCCGGTGCCGACGATGGCAACCGCGACCGCCGAGGTCGTATAGTCCGCGTCTTCTAAGAGTGTTCCGGTGCCGGTGATCAGCACCGTCCCGGAGGAGGAAACTGAGTCCTCGGCCTCCCTCAGGTCTCCGGTAACGAATACCGCCGACCCGCCTTGGGAATCCAGCCGGTCGGATTCTTCCAGCAGAGCCGCAGATGCGATGACAGCGATAGCAACGGCTGAAGTCAGTGCGTCGGCGTCCTCGACCAGACTCACGGTCGCGCTTACGGAAACTGCGCCAGCCGAGGTGAGTTGATCCTCGTCCTCTGCCAGTGTCCCGGTCGCGGTGACGGTGACCGTAACCGCAGAGCTCAGGGTGTCTTCGTCTTCCCTCAGGTCGGCGCTGGCGAAGGACGCCGTCCCACCCTCGGCCAGAAGGGTATCGGCATCTTCGATAAGCGCCGCATCGGCGATGATCGCAACCGCCACCGACGCCGCCAGCGAATCGTCGTCTTCCTGCAGTGCCGATGTTGCAGTGATCGCGACCGCAGTCGAGGCCGAAAGGGTATCTTCGTCCTCGAACAGCGCGGCATTTCCTGTCGCCGCCCCGGCTCCGGCCACCGTGCCCGAAGCGGAAAGGAAATCTTCATCCTCGAACAGCGCTGCGCTCGCTGTCAGTATCGCTGCCGAGATCGTTTCGTTGACGAATGGCCCGCCAGGGATGAAGGCTTGGCGTTCTAGTGTCTCGTTGAAATACTGCCAACCGGGTATCTGACGTTCCGCACCGAGACCTATGAACGAGGAAAGTGTATCCCCGTCTTCAAACAGCGCAGCATCGCCGGTAACTGCACCCGCACTCGCGACCGTCCCGCTTGCGGAGAGCGCGTCCGCATCCTCTAAGAGCGCGGCATCTCCGGTAACCGCTCCGGTGCCCGTGACGGTTCCATCGGACGCGAGAGTATCCTCGCCCTCGAAGAGTGCCGCCGTCGCGGTGAAGCCAGCCGAAATCGTCTCGTCTAGATATGGACCTCCAGGTATCTGGACTTGGAAGGTTCCGGTTTCGTTGACGCCTTGCCAACCCGGGATCTGAACGAAGGTGCGAGTTATTGCTGTCGCAACGGTGCCTGCAGCACTGAGCGCGTCCTCATCCTCGAACAACAAGGCGTCCCCGACGATTGTGCCGGCGGAAGTAACTGTCCCGTCTGAGGCGAGACTATCCTCGTCCTCGAACAGATTGGAAACTGCGTCAACCGCAACCGCGCCAAGAGAGACTAGACTGTCGTCATCCTCAAAGAGCGTCGTATCAGAAACGATCCCAGCGCCGGCCGATGCGGTAAGATTATCTTCATCTTCCTGCAGCGCAGAAGTTGCGGTGACGAGGACGGCGCTACTGCTCGATACCTGGTCATCGCCCTCAAGCAGCTCGGCGGTCGTGGTGATCTGAGCCGCGGCCGAAGCCGAAAGCGCGTCATCATCTTCAAACAATGCAGCATCGCCAGTGACTGCACCACCCGCCACCGTGCCATCTGCTGAAAGCGTATCTTCGTCTTCAAAGAGCGTTACAGTAGCAGTGAAACCTGCAGAGATCGTCTCATCGAGATACGGTCCACCAGGTATCTGAACCTGGAACGACCCGGTTTCATTAATGCCCTGCCAGCCCGGAATCTGGACGAAAGTCCGCGTAAGCTGATCGGCGACCGTCCCGATCCCAGAGAGAAGATCATCGTCCTCGAGAACCGCGGTCTCGGCAACGATTGATACTGAACCCGAGCCGTCTAGATAATCATCGCCCTCTTGGAGGCTGGCGTCGCCCGTAATCTCTCCGCCTGTCACCTCGCCCGAGGCGGCGAGCGAATCATCGCCTTCGAGGATCGCCGCATTTGCGGTGGGACCCTCGAATATCGGGCGTAGAACCAGCGTTTGCCAATTCCACGTATCCGGTCCGACCGCGGTCTGCTCCCACGTCGGCATCGTGACCGAGCCAGCGGAGGCGACCAGTCGATACGCCATGCCGAGTGCGGCGTCGCTGCCAGACGTGGAGTCGTATCCGCTGCCGCTGATCGCGCTTAACGTGAAGCTCTGCTCCGACCCTGAAAGTAGGCCGAGCGCGTTATTGTCCGAAGAGGTGGCGAGCGAGACCACCATGCAGCCGTCGACTTCGGCGATGACGGTCTCGGGCGTAATCGTGCTCGCCGCGGACCCGGTGCCTTGTGAGACATCGGGAGAGTGCGCCCCCGCGAACGGGTTATCTGTGTCGACGCCGCGGAACGCCATCGCGGCGGCCCAGATACCGCCGCCGGTTCCTGTTTCGCACTCAAGCTGCAGCGTCACCGACGTCGGCGTCGGCGACCCTATGAACGACCAGTAGACCGCCTGGTAGGCCCCGGCAGGTCCGTAATCGATGAAAAGCTCTTCGCCCCTTCGCTCGAATCCCGCCGGTATCCCGCTCGGGCTGATTTGGTCCGTCGTCGCCGGGGTATCGCCACCCGCCGCGACCAGCAGGATGACTAGGTCTCCCGATTGCGTGTTGGTCGGGAGCGTGATCGCGACGGCGCTGGTTGTGACCTCTGAGAACGGTCCTACGCCGACGAGGCTGATCGCCATTTATTTAAAAGAACGCTGTTATATCTCAGCTCACCTGAAGCATCGGATCGACATAGACAGTATATGAAGCCTTCGTCATCTTCACGATGCCGTGGATATAGCCCTTCTCCTGGGGCGTGATCGTCACCGATAGCTTCTGAGTCACCGGGTTGGACATCCCGGTCGTCGTCCAGCTCGCGACAGATGAATCCTGATCCTTCGCTGCCGCGAGATAGTCGCTCTCGTTCGGCGAACCGGAACTTGCCGCATCGGTTGCGAACACTCCGAGCGGATAACCTGCTGTACCTAGGTATTGCACTTCCAGCCAGATGTCGCGATCAGTCAGGTTAACGGATGGCGACCCACCCTGCGCACCGTCATGGAGGATGTCTACAGCAACCGTGATGGGAGATCCAGTCACCTCGTTCCAGCGGACGATCTCTGCTGTATTCAGAGTCTGATGATTCCACTCTGGATTCGCATTCGACACCATTTTCCATGAGTATGCGGTCGTCCCGTTCGATGCGCCACCGTTGCGAACTTTCGTCACTTCGCTGGTAATCGCACCGAAGATAGTCTTGCGTTCATAACGGTAATTCGTGCTGGTCGAGTCGCTGTTGTGAAATTCAAAGATCGAGCCTGGTCCCGGCGTTCCAGCATTCACCGATCCAGTCCAAGAAGCCGGAAATTTGCAATTACGGAAATGCAAGAAATTACTACCATTACTGTTATTTACCAAATTCATGGTACTGGACATGCTAGACATGTCAAAACCCTCAGCAACGATGGTGGCGCTGTTTGACATATTCATGAGCAAACTGGGAGTTGTCCCAGACAATACGGAACCGCCGCTAATCTTGGCAGGGCTTTCTCCGATATTGAGTTTCTGTCCTGTATTAGAAAATTTGAAATGACAATGCTGACAAACAACTTCCCCAAATCCACCGGTTCCAGCGAGCGTTAGGACAGAACTACTGCTAGTATTGGCGAGGTAAAATGTGCAGACCTCATAAATCGTGCTGCCCTGACCATGTCCCAGCCTAATATCACTCGCTGAACTAGATCCAACGCCAGCCCGGAAAGTCATTCCATAGATATAAACAAAATCACTGCTACTCGTAATGAATATATCTGCCGTAGCCCCGGTGGTCTCAATCACTGCGGTGGTGGCTAATGTCGTTGGAGGTTCAGCCGAGCTATCAGCACAAATTATCCTGATCGGAGAAGTTGCGGTCCCCGGCCAATCCAAAACTAGATCAGCGGCAGTGGATTCTGCATGGGCGTGACTCACCCAAACTGTATCCCCAGCCTGAACTCCGATATTCGGAGAGCCTGCGGCTGAGGCTTCACTGAGCGTCCTATATGCTGTCGCCCATGTCAGGCCATCGGTTGGAGAACCAGTGGCATTGGAATCGACGTATCGGTTCGTCATCAGTTGATCGTGATTAGCGGATCAACATAGACCGTATAGGACGGCTTCGCAAGTTTCACGACGGCATGGATGTAACCCTTTACTTGGGCCGTAAAGCTCACGGATAACTTCTGTGTCACAGGATTCGACATTCCCGTAGTCGTCCAAGTTGCGCTTGAATTTTCTTGTTCCGTCTCAGTTCCAAGATAATTCACTTCAAGCGGAGAGCCTGAAGACGCCGCATCGCTTGCGAAGAGAGACAGTGGAAATCCGCTCGTCCCGAGATATTGAACGTCGAGCCAGATCTCCTTGTTCGTCAATGATACTGAGGGTGAACCCCCCTGTGATCCATCGTGCAAGATCTCGACTGTTACCGTAATAACAGAACCAGTGATATCATTCCAGCGAGAGATCTCGCTGGTTTCTAAAACGCGGTGGCTCCATTGTGCATTTGTGTTCGATACCAACTTCCAGGACAAAGCCGTTGTTCTATCTGATGCACCACTAGTGCGTACTATTGTTCGTTCACTATCAATGATCCCAAATGTTGTTTTGCGTTGATAACGATAGTTAGTATCGGTTGAATCAGTATTATGAAGTTCGTAAATAGAGCCCGGACCAGGTGTGGAAGCATTTACAGATCCGCTCCACGAAGCAGGTAATTTACAATTTCTAACCTGCAAATAACCAGAGACACCCGTGATTTGCGCTAAATTCATCGTCGATGCCATGTTAGACATATCAAAAGATTCAACGATAATTATGCCAGTTGATCCGGGACTAAATAAGACAGAGGGCGTTGTTCCTGCTAATACGGACCCACCACTGATCGTAGCGTAACTTTCAGTTATACTGATTCCCTGGCTTATATGTGAAAATTCAAAATGACAATTGCGACAAAGCGATTCACCAAATCCCCCAGTACTTGAGAGCTTAATTCCGGATGCGTTATTGGTGGTGGCAACATGAAACGTGCAGGCATCATAGATTATAATGCCATTAGCATTTTGCAATATAAGATCAGCGGACAGGGTACTTCCGGCACCGACCCGGATCGTTAGCCCATACATATAAAAAGAATTGTCCGAGAATGATGCAGCGATTGTCATACCACCTGTGCTTTCAACAATTCCGGTCGTTGCAAGAGCAATAGGTGGTTCAGCTGAATCGTTGCCACAAAGTATTCTAATCGGAGATGTCGGGGTTCCAGCAACAGTCAAAATGAAACCACCGCCAGATTCTGCATGTGTATGACTCACCCAGATTGTGTCACCAGCAACTGCTACAGAAGCCGCTTCAGTGAGTTTGTTATAGGCTGTTGCCCAGGTTAAGCCATCTGGTGGACTGCTAGTCGCACTCGATTTGACATATATGTTTGCCATCAGCTCACTTGCAGCACAGGATCAACATAGCAGGTGTAACTGGCTTTAGCCATCTTCACCACGCCATGGATGAAGCCCTTCTCTCTAGGGGTGATCGTCACAGAGAGTTTCTGCGTGATCGGATTCGACATTCCCGTGGTCGTCCATATGGCAGATGAAGTCTCCTGATCCATCGCAGTAGCGAGATAGTTGCTCTCATAAGGCGAGCCGGAAGAAGCCGCATCAGTGGCAAAGAGCGATAGTGGAAAGCCCGAAGTCCCGAGGTATTGCACCTCCAGCCAGATATCTCGATCTGTAAGAGGTACGGAGGGTGAACCGCCCTGTGCACCATCGTGGAGGAAGTCAACGGTTATTGTAATTGGTGAATCGATTGTCTCGTTCCAGCGGACGATCTCGGACGAGTCTAATGTCAAATGATTCCATTCTGCATCGGCATTCGTCTCCATCCTCCAACTTAATGCTGTTGTTCCATCAGATGCGCCACCATTCTTAACGACCGTAGTTTCACTCGTCAATGTACCGCACATATTTTGTCTTATGGATCGGTAGTTAGAATCTGTGGAATCTACGTTTTGTAATGTCCAATCCGCACCCGAACCTGGCACAGAAGCATTAAGGCTTCCAGTCCAAGAACTTGGGAGCTTGCAATTTCGTATCGCAATCTTAAGGTCGCTCAGAGTAGAATTCCCGATATTTACGCTAGATGATACATTTGTTAAATCGATACCTTCGATAAGGCACTCCGCAGCAGTCCCAATAGTTGCAAGTAATGTCGTGATTTCAGTGTCTGCCAAAATAACCCCACCTTTTATGGCACATTTGCTTTGAGCGTTGAATCCTTGGCCAGTGGAAGAAAATTGGAATTCGCAATTTCTCAATTCGCCGTAAGCACTAGCGTTACTGGTCGGAATAATTCTGTTGTTTGCGTTAGTGCTAACGAGATCGAGGATACAGGTATCTATTGTTACTTGTGATCCAGTAGTCACAGATGCAGTGATGCTCGCTCCGCTCGAACTAGATCCAGCACGCACAGTCAAACCATATATATATCCACTACCTGTATTCATCAAGGTAATGGGACCAACACCGCTTGTAACTATACTAGCTCCCGTTGCTATCACTGTCGGTGGTTCACCACTATCGCTTCGCGCGCAGATAATTCGGGTTGGATCTGCAATGGTGCCCGCCCAACTCAGAGATAAAGTTCCAGCAGTCGTTTCTGAATGATTGTGCGCAACCCAGATCGTATCGCCTGCGACGTCGACCGCAGCCGCATCAACGAGCTTCTGGAATGCTGTGGTCCATGTCGTGCCATCATTCGGGCTACCAACTGCGTTGGAATCAACATAGATATTTGCCATCATTCACCCATCATGGTGTTACGGGCCATCGAATATCCTCACCCCGTAGCTCGAGGCCCGGTAACCGCCGACCAGTGCGATGATCGCGAGAGCCCGAGGGACCCCGTGATCCTCCATCCAGTCGGCGGTCGCCTCGACCCCGATGACGTAGCGCAACGCCCGCGCTCGCTCAAAGAGCACAGACCCATCCTTGACCGGCGACGCAGCTCTATGAGGATAGAGCCACGCCGCGGAGAGGGGATGCACGACTACGCGTTGTTCGCAGTGATCGTGAAGGTCGAGACCGTTACCGTCTGCCCACTCGACACAGAGGTATTGTCCAGCCCCATGTCCGGAGTCGGCGAGGAGCCCGTGGTGTCGATGTTCCCCTGGATCTGGCCGACGTCGGTCGGCGAGCCGTTGGTGATGCGGAAATAACCCGCGGTTCCAGTGCCGACGGCGGTGGCGCTCCAGGTCCCAGACTTGGCCTTTGTGCCTGAAGATGCGGCGGCCATCCAGTCCGAAGGCAGAGGGATCGCGACGAGCAGCGTCCCGGTCGGAGCCGCAGAAGGGCCGCCGGACGGAGCACCCCCGGTGTAGATCAATAGGCTCGGCGCGGTGCCGATGGAAGTCTCGATAGCGTCGAGACGCGCGTTGTTTACGGTGGTCGTGTAACGGAGTGCCATGGTTAAGCTCCTTCAGGTTGGCTACGGGGTGAGGTAAAACTCGCGCTCGTGCCTGGCAGAGGCGCCGCACAAGCCGATCCATTCCGGACGGGCAGGGGTGAACTCGCCCGTCGCGTTGAAAAATTCACGGTGCATCACATACAAGACTGGCCGCGATCCGAAGACGGCGGCCAGCAATTCGGTCCTCGCCGACTCGGGCGAGTTTGGCTCCGACACGGTCCAGCCATCGAGCGTCCGGAACCAAGGCGCCAGATTCTTCGAGTGCTGTGGCCCTTGTCCCTTGCCCTTGCCCACGACCGCGATGACGACGAGCGGCAGGTTCATCTTCGTCCTCATCGGCCACACCGGGATGTGGTTCACCAACGGGTCCATCCCGACGGCGAGGAAGTCCATCCGCTCGTGAACGACAATCGGGCGGAAGCCCGCGAGAGAGAGTCCCATCGCCGAGGCGTTTAGAAGGTTCTCGCAGGTCGGCATCGTTATGACCTGCTGCGGATAACGGTCGGCCAGACCCTTAGTCATGCCGCCGAGGCCGTATTTCACTAGCTGCCCCAAAAGCAAAACGGAGGCGTCCTCCAGAGCCTCCGTCAGCGCAGCGTGAACCGATTCTAAGAAAGTCATTTATCCTGAATGATCTCCATCGCAGATACGTGATTGCACTCGCGCTCGCAGAAGAACTCGACGAACGCCGGCAGCGCCTCGCGATCAGCGAGGCCATCCCATAGTCCATCAAGTCCTGTCAGCCATGGGATCCCAAAAGCTTCGACCCGATTCTTCAACGGCGTCGCCTGGCGCAGCCTGATCGGAGAGTGAACCGAAAGGCCGTTGTTTTCGCAGATGTAGATCACGGGCAGCTCATGGAGCGCTGAGAAGTTCAATGATTCCCAAGCAATTCCTTGTTCCATCGCAGCGTCCCCGATACAGCACGCGACGATGGCCGATGACTTCTTAAGCTTCAATCCCAGGGCTGTCCCCGTCGCGACGCCGATCAGTCCACCGACCACTGCAGTCGAATGGAAATTGATCGCAGGTTCGCAGAACGATTGACTTCCGGAGAAGCCGCCGTTTAGACCAGTCTGCCTACCCTCGATTTCGTGGAGCAGCCTGACCTCGCTGCCGCCCTTCGCCAAAAAATGGCCGTGCGAGCGATGAGTGGAGAACAGGAAGTCCTCAGGCTTCAGGAAACGATGCAACGCATCCGGGACCTGCTCCTGCCCGAGGCACAGATGCACGGAGCAGTTGAACTCCGGCATCCGCTTCTGCAACATCAACTCGAACGCACGCAGGCGCTCAACAAACGAGCTCACAGGATCGTCTTCTTGTATCCCATCGCCTTCAGCGCGCGCCAGCAAGCGCCATAGAGCAGGGAATAACCCTGCGAGACCCCATCCACGTAGATGTGGGCAAGCTCCGCCGTCTCATTGTCCCGGCGCCCGAGAATCGCCGCCCCGTGGACCCCGGTTTCATCCTGCACACCGATCGCGCAGATCGCCTCGACCGGGGCCTTGTAGTGTCTTTCATGGGAAGCCAGGAACGCCTCGGCCTCCTTCACCGAGAGCGGGACGGTCTCCACCTCAGGCCAGCCTCAGGCGGTGTGCCGGTTGCCGCGGCAGGACGTCCCTCCGCACCCACCCAACGACCTCCTCGATCCCGGCCTCCAAGCCCATGGTGTCCGACCACCCCAGCTCGGCCCGGACCTTCCCGTCGTCCAATTGATACGCGAGGTCCTTGCCAGGGCGCTCTGGTGCCGCTTCCGCCACTTGAGAGAAAGTCACGCCCGCCCGATCACAGACCATCGCCACTAGATCGCAAATGGCCGTCTGGCGGGGCGTCGCCAAGTGGTAGGTCTCCCCCGTCCGTCCGGCCTCCAGCACCCGCCGGTAGCCCGCCACGGCATCCCGGATGTGAATGAACGACCGGGTGGAGACCCCGCCCCCCTCTAGGGGCAGTTTCTCGCCCTTGAGGGCGCAGAGGGCGGTCTTAGGGATGATGCGGTAGAGCTGCTGCCCAGGCCCGTAGACGTTCACCGTTCTGGTGAAAACGACCGGGAAGCCCTTGATGCGGTGCATTACCGCGAGGTGCATATCTCCCGCCGCCCGGCTGACGGCATAGGGCGTCGAGGGGTTGAACCGCGCCCCCTCCTTCAGGAACGTGCCCGTCGTCCCGTAGACTTCCGGCGTCGAGACCTGGAGGAAACACGCGAGTCCGGAGTCAGCGAGCTCCTCGACCAGCCGGGAGAGGCCGACCACGTTCGTCTGGTAGTAATCGACCGCCCGGTCCCACGACTCCGCGACGATGTTCAATGCGATGAAGTTGGCGACGTAATGATACCCCGCCTTGACGTAGCGCTTCGCGGCCGCCGGCAACCAGAAGTTGATGTCGTGCTTCGGGCGGCTCAAATCTGCGATCTCGTCGCCCTTGGACAGGCAATGCTCGATGAACGCCCGGCCCGAAAAGGAAGAACCGCCCAACACCAAGACCTTCACGCAGCAAGCCCCTGCGAGCGCATCCAGGAGAGGTTCGTAGACATCTGTCCAGGCTGCGATTCGCCTTGCTGAAGCGCGCGGGCGATCTCCCGAATCGCATCGCGAACGCTGTGCTTCGGCTTGAAACCAGTAGCTAGAAGCCGCGAAGAATCCACGGCGTAGGACCGTTTATCCTTGACTTGCGTGATCTCGATCTCGGCTTCGACCTCCTCAGCTATCATTTCAGCCGTCGCCTGGGTCGATAAATTCTCGAAGCCCGCATTCCAGATGCCGGTCAATTCCGGGCGCTCTATGAGAAAACAGTAGAGCGCGCAAATGTCTTGAATGTGAGTATTCGGGCGCATCAAGTTCCCACCATGCTCTCCGCAATGCGCAGTGATTTTGCGTTTGGTCACAGCCTGCATCGTCAGCATGTTGACCATAACGTCATACCTCATGCGCGGCGATAACCCGCAAATCGTCGCAGGCCGCACGATCTGAACTCCCATCCTCGGAGCGTAAGAGAGCAGGATGCGCTCGGCGCACATCTTAGTTTTGTTATAGTCACTCACTGGTGCCAGCGTGTCTTCCTCGGTCACTTCCTTGTCGCCCTTCAATCCATAGACCGAGGCGGAGGATGCGAAGATGAATTGTTTCACGCCCGCCCGCGCGGCGGCGTCCGCGAGCCGCATCGTGGCAAGAACGTTCACTTCCCAGGTCAACTTCGCATCCAACTCTCCGCACGGATCGTTCGCGATGCCCGCGAGGTGGATCACCGCGTCGAAGTGCTTGCACGATACGCCCTCGCGGATGTCCCGGTTAACGATGAGCAGGTTCTCGTGGTCCTCGAGGTTCTTCCCGAACCAGAGAGCATCTACAACAACCACGACGTGCCCCGCCTTGAGAAGCTTCGGCACCAAGACGGAACCACAATAGCCTGCTCCGCCCGTCACCAACACATTCATCTTGAAAGCCTCCTCACCATTTCAGCGGTTCCGAATCTCTGTGACTTAGTAAATCTTATCTCGGCGCCAACCTCATTGCAGGCTTCGATCGTCTGCAGCGGAAGCCGCCCCTCCCAATCCCCGCCCTTCACGAACACGTTAGGCTTCTGCTCCCGTATCGCTTCCCAAGCGTTGCGCGAAGGAACGACCAGGTCGACGCACCGCAAGGCCCGCAGCATCAACGCCCGCTCGGCCCATTTCAGATAGGGGCGCTTCGGACCCTTGTGAACGAACTCATCGAGCGTCAGAGACACGATCAGATGTGAGCCAAATTCGGCCGCCTCCTCGAGATGCGTGACATGACCAGGGTGAAGCGGGTCGTAGCAACCATTGGCGAGGACGATCTTCACCCCATCCCGATCATCGAGTGAAGGATTTGAAGATGCGAACATTCCACGATCCCGTAGTCCGCCGCCGGAACGTAGAAGTTGACGTCCCCGAGCTGTCGCAACCGATTGTTCGGATTCATGCCGGTGAGCGTGATAATCATCGCACAGCCGATTTCCCGCGCCTTCTGCGCCGCGCCGACGATATTCAGCGATCGTCCAGAGGACGATATCACAACCACGCCATCGTGCTCCGTCGCTTGATATTCAAGCTGCTTTTCAAACACCCTATCGAATCCGAAATCATTCCCGAAACACGTCAGCGTGGCAAGATCATTCAATGCCAATGATCTGATATTCCCGTTTTTGGTCCAATCGACTGCCATATGTGATGCTATAGCCGCCGACCCCCCGTTCCCGATGAAGAAAAGCCTCCCACCGTCATCGTGGATCGCCCGGAACCGTTTCACCGTTTCTCCGAGAATCTGTTCTATGGTCTCTTCGGCGATCTCAGGGTCGCGATAATTCACTTGCACGACCTTCAATCGATCCCGTATGTCGTCGAAGAAGCCCTCGAACGTCCGCGACCGATCTTCCAGCACCGAACCTTTCCCCTCGTAGTAATAGGGACCGAGGCGCAAGTTCCTGGGAGGCGGGTTCGTGGTCGATGGCTTGATCCATGCCATGTTCTTACGGCGTCGTCTCACGGCCATGAAAGTATGAAGTCCCCGCCGATCTCCTGCCGCAACACCGCCCCGATACCGCGCAGCAGATCGACCGCGGGAGTCCCGGAGGTTCCGTAATTCGCGGCCATCTTGTGCTGCTTCTGCTCAACGATGACGCACGGGCGGCAGCGTTCAAGAGTCTCAAGTCCACCTCGCAGCACGGCTTGCTCACCGCCTTCGCAATCGATCTTGATGAAGTCTACGTTCTCCAAGCAGAAGGAATCGAGCGTCTTCATCGCGTATCCGGTTCCGGGTATTGCATGGGTGTTCCCGCTATCTTCGGGTCGATAGTCCATCGCAGCGGTTCCTGCCTCCGCCCCGAGCACGACGGGATGAATGGCGAAATTGTTGCTCCACTTCAGGTTCTCCAGTGCGCAGGCGCTGAACTCTAACATCGGCTCGAAGCAGTAGACGAACTCGAACCATTTCACCATCCGCATCGTCCACAGCCCGACATGAGAGCCGACGTCGACGGCGTTGCGCCAATTCCTGATCCAGGGCAGGCAAGCGCGCCATTTCTTGAGCTGGTAGGTGCCTTTCCCATCGACGAGTTCACCGTTCTTGTCCATCCACTGTGGGAAGTGCTTCTCGCCGTCCGGGAGCCAGATGCCTTGATGTTCAAACATTACCAATCCCAGTCTCTGGGATGAACACCTTTTTGGATTAGCCAGAGAATTATCAGGCCATATAGCACTACGCACAGGAAAATGATCAAGCCGCTCACCACTTCACCTTCGGCGGCAGGTGCGCGTATTGCCGGTCAATCAACTCCTGGCGCTCGACTTGGCGCGGGATAACCTCGTGGGCGAAGGGCCAAGGCTTCACGCGGCGGCCTTTCGATCCTTCGGCAGCATCGTGATGTCTCCTATCCCGCGCCACTCGTTCTCCAGCCCTTCCTTGCTCGGCTTTCCGAGTATTTTTGCGACGCACGCGAACGCCTCCGTTATGACCTGTTCAATCGTCGAGTACCGATACAAGCCCAAGCGCCCAATGGAATGGACGTTCGGTGGCAGCGATGCGAGGTAGCGCCCGACTACATCCATGTTCGCCTTCGTCAAATATGGGTAGAGCTGGTTCGCCTTGCTCGGCTTCTCTAATACCAAGAGCGTCGACTCGCTCTCGTGATAGGTCAGCTTCTTGAACTCGGTCACCCGCGTCCATTCATCGCGCGGCGATGCGTAGTGGCAGAACCGCACGTCGCCCGGGAACACCTGCTTGCACGGCAGGACGAGAAGATGAAAGTCGCGCCCGGAATAGGGAAGCGTTCCGGCTTCGCCCACGAATTCGTCAATTGGAATCGTGCTCACCACGACGTCTACTCCAACAAACTCAAGATCCGGCGTGGCCTGCGCTCGCTCATTGAGAATGACATCGACGCCCTCGAGCATCGCTCGGTGATAACCGTTGTAGCCATCCGGCGCGATCGGGAACCCGATGAAGCTTCCCTTGTAGGCCTCACGCGAGCCAGTCTCGATTGGACGGTCCTTCGCGCTCCACTTGAAGATGTCGAAGATGCGGTTGTCGTCGATCATCCACATCTTCTTCGAGTAGTGGTCAACGAACATGTCGTAGATCGTCGGACCGACTTTCTGCTTCCAGTATTCCTCGAAGTCGCCAGGCTCTTTCGAGTTGTCCCGCGCCGCTAACTCCGCCTTGATCCGCTCGGCTTGCGGGTAGTGCGGTATATCGAGCTCATGCGGCGGGTAGGTCCAGAATCGACGGTCCTCGTCAACCTGTTCATGTGCCAGCGTCCGCAACTCGAACGGGAAGCGGCGGATCGGCGTCACCGCGTTTACCCAATCGAAGACCTTCTGCGAGTAGCCGTAGTAAACCTTCGGTCCTAGCTGGTAAGGATGCCCCGCGTGGAAGAACGTCCGCGTGCTGCCGCCGACCCACGGCTCCTTCTCGATCACCGTCACGTCCCACCCCTCGCGCTTGAGGAGGTGAGCGGCAGTGCAGCCCGCGATGCCGGCACCGAGGATCAGGGCTTTCACAAAGGGGCGATCAGTATGATTACAATCTCAACTATGGTTGAGATAATCATCATGATCCATAATCCGACCGTAAAATGAAGTTCTTTCATTGATGATTCGACGCCATTAACGGTAACAACCTTTGCACACCTGCGGTATCGCCCCGTCGATGTGGGCCTGTCGGAACGCCTCGTATTCCGCACCTTTCCAGAGATCGCTGAAACCTTTGCCGCTCCCGCGTCCGATCTCGAACGCGTCGGGATTTGCGATCATGCAGCAAGGCACCGTCCGCGAATCCGACGTCACCACTGCTCTTTCGAACGGCCACGGGCAGCGATGCTCCAGCGTGTCGGTGTCGAACTTCTCGTTCACCCGCCAGAACGATACGCGCACGTTCGCTCGCGCGCCCTGCTCGACGAGCTTCAGCAACTGCGCGTCGGATAATCGGTCGTCCACCGTCACGGTCTTGTTCCGCGCCTCCAGCTCCGGGTCGGCCCAGCCGTGGAGGTTGAGCGAAAAGACCAAGTGCTTGAACCCGAGGTCCTCGGCCAGCGCGACGTGCTCGTCCAGCCTGCGGTAATTCGTCTCCTGCACCAGCGTCCACATCTTCGTGCGCGTGAGGTTCCTAGAACGTAGGTGATCGTTCAGGAGCTTGCAGTTCTTCGTCACCATCTCGAACACGCCGCCAACCCGAATATCCTCAAAGGTCTTCTTGTCCGCGCCGTCAATCGAGATGTCGATCTCGTTCACTCCGGAGTCCACGAGCTTGCGGTAGTTGTTCTTGACGTGGAGGAGCGATGCGTTCGTCGTCATTCTTACCCAGATTCGCTTCGAGCGGGCATACCGGATCATCTCGAAGTAATCGTCGCCTTGCATCAACGCCTCGCCGAGGCCGTTGAGCTTGATCTCCACTAGCCCGTATTGCTCGTCGATCAGCGCCTTGAACTCCGCGAGCGTCATGTCCCGGCCCCGCTTGCGGTGCGGCCACTTCGAGACGGCGCACATGGTGCAGGCGAAGTTGCAGCGCGACACGTTCTCGATGTCAAGCTTCACCGGGAGGTAATCCACCTTCGCCGACCGCCTGGCCGAAGCTCGGTATCGGTCCCAATTCTCCCGCTTGCGCGCGTCCAGAGACAGGCAGGCCGCGCGCTCCCAATCATATTCCTCGACGCCTGCCGAAGGCTCAGGCGTGGGGAGCGGGGTCGCGCTCAAGGAATTTACCAGTTCGCCTCCAGTGGTAGAAATGATCCCTCAACGCCCGCGGCGTCGCCTCCTCCCATATCGCGCGCTGGTTCTCGAGCATCCACGGATATTGCTCGCCGTAGCCGATGCCGTCCGATTTGAGGCTTCCCGCCGCGTGATGGGTGTTGAACATCATGCACGGGTACTCGCTCATCGAGCAGAGGATGCCGGGGCCGTTCGAGACGAAGAAGTTCATCTCCGCACCGGCGTAGAGCGCCATGCGCTCGTGGAGGTGGATCGGCTCCACGTCGTAGTCCGGGATCACCCGCGCGCCGATTTCCCCCGCGAACGTCCGCCAAACCGCCTCGTCGGAGTCCCTCAGCGGCGAGCGCTGCGTCTTGCGCAGCGTCACGGTGTAACGCTCTTTCCCTGGAGGCAGCACGCTCCGAAACCTCTTGAAGCGCCGCCCGGATCTCCAGAAGTCTACGAGCGGCTTCCCTCCGGGCGTAGCGATGTCGTGCGCGTTCGTCGGCGCATCGCCCGCATCGAACGTCTCATGCGGCAACCCAATCAGCGCCGGCATCGGCTCGCAGATCGAACGGAACCTACGCATCGAAATGTCGTGAGGCCATTTGTTACCGCGCATCCTCCGGATGTCGAACACGACGACCGTCGCTCCCGCCGCCTCGGCCTGTGCGATCCACTCGCACACGTTGAATGAAGTGAGATAACTGCCGAGGTCGTAGAGCGCGCGCATCAATCAACGGCCAGCGCAACCAAGTAATGCGTCATCGCGTCGAACCCCGTATGCAGCGTCTCATCGTTCATACCGAGCACGAATACGTGCTTCCAGAACTTCCCGAGCCGCTCGCGCAGCTGCGCCTTCGTCACGCAGTTAACGTGCCCCGCCTTGCTGATGTCGGAGGCGTATTGCTGGCTCTCCAGAGACGGGGTCCCGATCACCGCGACGTTGGAGCAAATCCTCAGGTGCCGCAGCAGGCGCTCCTCGTCGGCGATGTGCTCGAAAAAGTCGAGCGCATAGACCGCGTCGAACCCGTGGAGCGGCTTCGCCATGATGTCGTGCTCGATGAAGTCGATCGGCCAGTGCTCTGACATCAGCCGCTTCGCCTCGATGATCGACGCACGGTCGATGTCTATCCCAACCAACCTCTTGACGTGTTGCCGCACGATGCGGGCGCCCATCCCGTCCGCGCAACCGACCTCGAGCACACGCTCGCGGCCTTCGAGTAGTTTAGCCACGACCTTGTAGCGAGCGAACTGAAAGAGAATGCGCTTGGGGTCGCGTTGCCACCCGAAATTTGTCATGCCACCGACCCTGTGACACTCTGCGTAGATGCTATCGACCATCGAGTAATTTTAACGCTTTCTCGAACACGGCTTCAGGTTTTATCGCCGCCATCGCCGCCTCGCAATGCGAACACTTCACTCTCATGCCGCAGCCCAGATCATCGTCGACGAAGAAATCCGCCTGGCCATCATAACCGGTCACGCGCTGCGAGATGTATCCGCCACGAATCACCACTGCCGGCGTCCCGACCGCCGCGGCGATGTGGTGCAGCGCGCCCTCAGGAACTATCACCAACTTGGCATTGGCGATCACCGCCGCGGCCTGTCGGATGGAGGTCCGGATGTGATCAGTACCCACCAATTGCTGCGCAGTATCGACACCGACCGTGGCGATCTTGACGCCTGCCGCGAGGAACATCTGCGCCAGGTCGTTCCAGCGCCGTCGCTCCCATTGCTTGTTGATGCTCGCGCCGCGCTTCAAATTAGGCTCGAGGATGACGTAACCCGCGTGCAACTTTCCGAACGCCTCCTCCCACGGCTGGAAATAGAGCTCCCCGACGGGCGGCCGATACGGCTTCCATTCCCATCGTTCAGCGGTCTTGCTCGCACAATACGGGCGCAGCCCGTGTTCGCGCGGGCACCATTCGTGAAGGTCACCCTGCTCGCTCGGAATCGCGATGCGCGGATTGTTCGCCCAGGCGTCATACCATCGCGGGCCGCGTTCGTAGACGATCTTGACCTTGCGCGGGTCGGTGCGCTGCATCTCGCGCACCTGACCAGATACCATTAGTTCATCGCCCCAGCCGATGCGCGCCACTCCTCGAACTCGTTGATGATCTGCTCAGCGGTCGTTTCGCCGTAGACGATTTTCTGATCTGGCCGCGCCCAGGGCCAGGTATCGCCAAGCTTGAGTCCTTGCTTGACGAAGAGACCATCCCATTCCTCCGCAGGAACGCCGGCTCCGAACATCCGGTATGCCCTAGAGGAGAACCAACAGAGGGAGGCGGCGCCATTATTACTCTGGATGTTCAAAACGGCCTCTTGATAAGTCGCGCAGCGCAAATCGAGGTTGAGTTCTCCGTAGCCCCTGCCGTTCCTCAGCGCGGTCAGGGTGTCCTCAAGTTGGACCACGGCGTAGCCCTTCGAGACGATATGCTGCCGCGCGGCGCCCCATGCCTTCGGATCAGAATTTCTCTCAGGGAGATAGGTCCTGCGGTGCGTCATCGTCACCACAGGAAGTCCTGCCATCTGAGAGTTGAACCATTCCTGCACCGATCTTCTGGCGTGGAAGCTTGCATGAACGTGAGGAACTTGTTCCCCCGCTTTAGAAGCTGAGATCACGCCACCGATAAGATGTTGTCGGTTGCCTAGGCTCTGGGATTTCCAGTCCTCGGGCCAGTTCTTCCACGACTTCTCGGAAGCGAGTCGCTCGGCGTAGAGCATGTCCGGCAGCAGGCTCACCGTCGCGTCGAAAAGATGTGCCGCCGGCAGAACGATGTTGTGCAATCGCCACCGCGCCTCATGCTCGTCGTATTGCGGCTTCTTCCGTGGCTCACCGACGATCGATACGTGCATGCGCGAGGCGTTAATCCTCCTCTGCGCCATTTTCGCCTTCGCCATGAAGACAACAGCATCGTAACTCACCGGACAGACCGAGAGATCGAGGAAGGCGTTCAGGGTGGTGATTTTCGCCTCCAATACTCCACCGCCTCGCCCCGCTGACCCTCTGCTTTTTTCTCGAATGCGAAGCCATGCTCTGCCATCACCGTTGGGACATGGCATTTTCGTCCGCTATGCTTCGCGGCGAACCAACCGTCCCAGTTCTTCGCTGGGGCGCGGAAACAGACGAGGTCCCGTGCCGAGCGGCAGGAGAACCGCATCACTGTCCGTGGCTCCCGGACCTTATGAGCTATCCCGAGGCAGAGCACTATATCGAAAAGGTCCGGCGGCTCATGCGACGCAATCCAGTTATCCATGTGCGCGCACTCGAACCGCATCGGCGGCATCTGGTCCTTACATGCTTTCCTAGCGACCATGAGATGCGATTCCAGTAGCTCGATGCCAAGGACATCCACGGCACCCGCGCGCGCGAACTCGCGACCTATGAGGCCCTCGGCGCATCCGAGGTCGATGATCGTCTTCCCCTTGCATTCCGCAACGGCCTGCTCCAATCCCGCCATCTGCTCTTCAAGTGTGCGATCCGCGCGGTCCCTGATTCCGGGAACGGCGATCCAGCCCTTGTCGGCGTTAGCGACCATAATGCCCGATACCCCGGAGTCGTTGTTCCTCGAAAGCACGCCAACAAGCGCCATCACGCATTTCAGAAACGCTCCACTGGTTCGCCGCGAGGAGTTCCATGAATAACTGCCGCGAATCCATCGATGCGCTCGTATCGGGTGTTTCAATCATCGTCAGATCGCTCAAGCCGTACCACTGTGCGGCGCACCGATGAGTGCAGAACACCGGGATGCCAGCGAGCAACGCCTCTACCGCCGCACAGCTCATCGACGTCACGAGGGCGTGCGCCCCGACCAAATCCTTCTGCAAAGGGATCGTGCTCCCTTTTCTTCGAACCCTGATCTCTCGATCAGTGAACTTGCGCAGAGCGGCCGCCGCATCGGCTTCCCAATCGCCCTCATACCCCGCGCATATCTTCGTGAATTCCGCAGACTGCGGGCACACAAGCACGTGATCCCCGCCCTTCCGCCAGGGTTGGATTGTGAGGCCCAACGCCTTAAAGCGTTTCGGTCCCTCATCGTTCCACACCGCGTTCATCGCATCGCATTGAAGTGCATTCCTCGTCACCCTGAAGTAGCGTTCGCGCGTCGAATCGAAATATCCATTATCGATGTAAAACCAACCCCTCTTTTCTGCCTTCGCCTGTTCCCAGAGCGCGAGCCAAGCCGGTCGAACTCCGTAAAATGCAGCGTCCCCATCAAGAAGGCGCGGCTCCGTCACGCTGGCAACCTTACCGCAGCAGCCCGCGGCGAAGGCGCGCATGATCTCAACCGACTTTTTCTTCGAGCCCAGTTCGTAGCAAGTTATGGAACGGCTCACCCGATTCGATCTCTCTCAGACTCCATTGCGACCACGCCATCCGCTCGAATGCGGGCTCACGCTCCGGGTGAAGAGGTTTCTCGACGTACCCGGCTGATGCCGCTGATTTTAATATCCAAAATGGGGCCATGCAAAAAACCGGGATGCCTTCGATCAGAGCATGAATCCCCGCACCAGAAGACCAGATAAAAACCACCCATGCGTTTTGAAGGTCGGCAGCGAGCGGACGTTTCGGTGCTGAGTTCCCAGGATGCCGCCTCACGACGACCGGGCGTGCCGTCAACTTCCTAATCTGGGCCGCCGCCGTATCGGCCCAGTCGACAGGCATTATCTGTTCTCCAACACCAAAGGAACGATTCGGACAAACCAAAACGTGCTCGCCCGCCCGCCGCCAATCCTTTAATTTTACCCCAAGCGCGGCGAATCGTTCAGGCCCGCCGTTCGGCCATTGTCCTCTCCCGTTATTCCAGCCCCACGCAAGGGAGTAGTAATGCTCCGGCTTCGGGCCGCCGGGATGGACATCGAACTTAGGAATCGTGCCGCCAACCCCGAGGTAGCCATTCTCCGCGACCAGGACTCGCCCGCCGCCACGTTCAAAGCGCGTCGCGACCTCGTGCTGATATCCGTATCTGTTCCACGTCAGTAGCAGATCGCCCGGAGCGCCGTGAGTCGGTGCGTCATGGATGACTTCGTATCCGACCGCTTTCAGTCCAGAAGCAAAAGCTTCACGCCGGTAGTGCGGCGCTTGTCTGATCAGAGAATATGCCCGCTTCCCCATTCAACGCCTCCGCGAGGCTCATCTTCTTGAACGCTTCTATCGCGCTGCCCGGCGAGCAGTTGATGATCTCGATCCCGAGCTTCTTCGCGCCCGACTCCGCGAAACTGTAGCGCGAGATGACGGCCTTGTAGGGCGGCTCGCTACCGTCGGGATGGTTGCCGAACCAATGCTTTTGTTCTCCCGATCCGCGCTTGCAATCATACCCGAGGAGCAGGATGCGCTTCGCACCGGATAACACCACGATATTCAACGTCTGGTAACCCGAATGAGATCCGGTGACGATCTTCGTAGGATCAGCACTCAGGCCGCAATTGTTGTCCCCAGGCCCCGCGTTCTTCAGGACGTGAACTGCAGGATCTGAAATCGCGCTCACGTTCGAGGTAATGCTGCACTTCTGCCCCGCGAAGGCTTTGAACTCCGGCTTCTCGCAGTGCCATTTCCACCATTTAGGATCGGCAAAATAGCAGAGGTCGGCCCACGGCGCCATCAAGTAGCAGTCATTCACTACCGCGACCTTGAAGCCAGCTGCCCTCACCGCCTCGCATTGTTCCCTCGTAAGACTCGGCCCCGATGCGATGCAGACCGCAGTTTGGCCTTCCCACGCCCGCGTTACGCGCGAGATGCCATTCACCTTCTCCAGCAGCATCACGCGAACTCGGTCTTCACCCTCAAATTATCAAGCAACCCCACCGCGAACTCGCGCGGGATCTCGGTCATGTTTGAGGGAATCAGAAGCTCGCGATTTTCATACTTAGTCGAGACAACCGCCATGACGTATTCCCGGACCCGGATCGGCATGTTCTTCGGCGCGGCGTAACCAGCGGTGAAAGCAATTCTAACGGCGCCGACAACAGCTCTGGTCACCGGCCATGTCCCGTTGTAGAGCGGGGTCAATCTTCCGGGATACGACCCCGTGTCCACGAGGAAAGCATCCGGGCTCCCGCTCAAGACCTGATCAGTGCCGTCGTTGTCCGTGTAAGTGATTGAGTCCACTGTGATGAGTGGCGGATAGGGTATTTCTATCGGTTCATCGTCGGCGGGGAACTCATCCATAACGAGTTGAAACGATCTCCGCGCGAAGCACCGCCCGGTGATATCCTCGGCTTTCTCGCGCGCCGATTTGATCAGTAGCAGGAGCATCGCGTCCTGAGTCGTGTCGTCGGAATCGACACGCGCCCAAAGACGGGCCTCGGCCAACGTCACAGGTTCAACCAACGGAGGCGCGAGTTCTAGGACGTATCTCATTTGAGTTTCACGACACTCGCCGGCGCGTTGCTCGACTCAACCCGTGCAGACTTGCCGGGTTCACCGTGCTTCACAGCTAGGACCCAGTCAGGAGAACCGTGGCCCGGGGCCGCGTTGGTCTTGTCGGCGGCGCAATACCACTGCGAACCGTTCCAGGTGACTTGGTCGCCCTTGGTGTATTCGACATCGGACTTGTAGAGACCACGGTAGATGACCGACCGACCGATGCGGGTTGCTTTCCTCACCTTCCCGCTCGCCCAGATCGTCACCTTCTCGATACGTCTGCCGTCCTCAAGATGCTCCTCGATCTCGTCCCAGACCCCGTCCATCGCACAAGCCCAACCGGCGGTAGCAAGAGTCGTCGGTCCCAACGTCTCCGGAAAAGGATCGGTCGCCCGAACAGCGCAGAACGTCCCGCCACGGAAGCAGGCCCAAGTCCCGCGCGGGTAACTCTTCCCGTGGTCTATCCCGTCGAGCGGCATGATCGCCAGGGCATCTCTCCCGGGTTCACCGTCCTTCCCGTCCCGACCATCTTTCGCGTCCCTTCCGTCTTTCCCGTCGCGGCCATCGGCGCCGTCTTTTCCATGCTCGCCTCGGTCTCCGGGTTTACCATCTTTCCCGTCGATCCCGTCCTTCCCATCCTTGCCGTTGATCCCGTCCTTGCCGGCTTCACCGGGATTGCCGTCCTTCCCATCCTTCGGGATCGGGATCGTAGAGACCGACCGCGCGATTTCGTTCTCGATCGCGGTCATCACGACCGTCATATCGGCGTCGCGTCCGTCTTTCCCTTCTGCTCCCGCCTTGCCTTGGATTCCTTCGGGGCCTGGATCGCCCTTCTCGCCCTTCGCGGGCGCGGGCAAGGCTTTGATCTGGGCTTCGAGTCCGGACACCCGCAGGGCGAGCGCGTCGAAGGCTTTCCGGACGTAGCCCTCGACAGACTTATAGAGCTCTTCTACTAGATTGGGTTGAGCCATGTCGGCCCCCGATTGAATTTAGCGACCGCAGATTCAAGCGAGGCGGTCATCTCCGCGTCCTCATCTTCTTCGTTCGCGGGCGCGGAGGCTGGAGGCGGTGGAGCAACTTTAGATTCGTCAGGCAGCTTGCGATCAACGAATGCTGAAAGCGGATAATCTTGATGCTGTAAGAAAGGAGTTTCGCCGCCGTTTACGGGTCGCAGATTTTCATCTGCACGCGCTTCATTGGGAGCCAGGAAACCTCCTCTGACACCGATTTGGTTTTTCTCAAAGCGTGTTTTAGGATCCATCCGCAGGAGCTCATCGACATCGATCCGGACGCGCACATCGTTTCGGAGTGCAAGTCCCTCTTTCAGCAATTCTTCCATAGCCTCGATATATGGATGAAGAACCCTGTTGTAATATTCTTGATTCATCGCGGCGTCGATTTTGACGTCCTTCTGGGCGGCGATCTTATAGAGTGGCACTCCATAAGCTCTTGCAACATCCTCCACCGTCCAGCCGAGTTGTTCAATCAATTGCGCCTGATCTGCGGGCATGGTGAAGGGCTCGTACTTCAAACCACTACCCGTCACCAGGAGTTTCCCGATGTTCGCCCCCGCGAAGCCCTTATCAAACTGGTCCTTCATCCGCGCCATCGTCGCCTCATCGATCATCCCGGGCGCGGTCAGGTGTCCGGAAGGTCTGGACATGTTCTCGAAGAACTTGGAGGAGTTGGTCTGGATGCGGCTGGCCTGGGTGGTTGACATCGCGGCTGCCCATAGGGGAGGAACCCCGATGAGAGGATGGAAGAAACATTTGCCTCGATCGTGAATGATCTCGGAAGCGGGAACGGAGACTTTGCCGGCAGGAACGCCGGCGAGCCAGTCCTCCTGAAGCTGGTAGAACACTTCCCCGTCGGGAGCGACGAGCGGGGTGACCCGCTGGGAGTCGATGACGTACATAGCCACCACGACACCGCGGTCATCCCTTTCTTTCAGGACGTAGGTATTTCCCCAGATGAGTTTGGCAAGAAGCCACTGCTCGACGAACTGCATCCGCGTCTGATAGCGGTTCGGCTTTCTCAAAACTGGGGAGAACGCGGGCGACTCGAATTCGCCCCAAATCCCGTTCCCTTGTCTTTGCTCGAGGAGCATCCCGAGCTTAGCGATGTCCCCAGAGATGAGGGAATTACAGGCATAGACCGCGGAGAACGAAAGCAGGTTCTGCGTGGAGTCGAGGACAAGATTGCGCTGCCACATCCCACCGAAGGCTTCGGTGATCCAGCCCCAACTGCTCGGAACGCGCAGCAGAGGGGTCATCGGCGTAACGAGGTTGGTATCTCCCTGCTTCGTGAACGGAATCCGGATACCGAAGAGCTTCAATGCGCTGCCCTCGCGCGTCGGCGAGTCTTATTCTCTGCGGTCATCACCCGCGTCAAGTAGGACTGACCCCTATCGGAAGCCTCCGCGACGTGAGCGTGACCTATCGTCTTGAAGAGCTCGACGTGCTCCTCATCGGCATCGAACTCCTGCCCCACCTTGAGCGGGATGCCCCTGTATGTGAATCTGACGTCTGCCACCATCTTTCGCATCGCGTTCTCCTAGAAAGCGCGCTGGAAAAACGCCCGGCCCCGTGAGGGGCCGAGCGCGTGAAGTTACTACCCGGTGTAGGCCGCGGCCTGAATCCAGGCGCACGCCTGGGTGCGCGCCTTGGTCCAGTTGACGTAACGCACCGCCTTGATCGCGATGGATTCCGTCTGCCACATGGAGACCAGCGAGGCCCCGGTCGCCGTCGCCGTCGATTGGATCGTGCTGCCGGTAGCGTCCATCATCTCCAGGGAGACCTGGTCGCTTGCCTCGACCGTCGCCGCACCGTCGTCCGCCAGCAACACCTCGCCCGGGAAGATCAGGACGATGATGTTAGCGTATTGCGGTGAACCCGCGATCGTGGCTTGGCTCGAGGTGATCACGGGAATCCCGAGGATGGAGCCTCCGGTCATCGTCAACCCCGGGAACTGCGGGTTGCCGAGCGAGGTGACCATCAACGAGAGGGCTTGGGCTGTGACCTCCGACATCACCAGCACCGCACCGGCCATCGAGAGATTCGCGGCCAAGGCGGTGGAGGTGAGCGACTTCCAGTCCGCGACGAACGTCGCGTAGGTAACCCCGGTCGGGGTGACTGGCGTGACCCCGTAGGTGAGGGAAGCGGGCTGGATGTTGGTCTGCCCGCCCTGGTTCGGATCGATCAGCGAGAGGTCCGCAACCGACGCGCACGCCTTCGCCAAATCGCCCCTGACCAGTGCTTCGGCGTTGGGACTCGAAACCCGCGCGAGCTCCTTGTCGATCGCCGCGACTCCGGCGACCTTCGTGATGCCGAGCGTCGCGGTGCCCGTGGTGCCCTTGGACATCGGGATACCCTGGCCCTGGCCGACCCAGTAACCGGTGGTGCCGCCGGTCAAGCTTCCGACCCGAATGTTAAACGGGACTCGTCGCCAACCCGGGATCCTTCCGATAATGGTCATCGGTCGCAGGAAGTCGATGAACTCCGAGGCGATGTCCTGGGCGTAGGCGAGTTGCGAGGCCCAACCCGAGGTCGTAGTATCCGCCGCGGCGATCTCGTTCGCCTTCAGCACGATCGCGACCTCCGGCGCGGTGTCCATCCACCGCGGGACGCTCCGGTAGTACTCCTCCGGCGTGTAGCCTTTCTTCTCCAGGTGAGCTCTGGCGACGCACATCGCCGCCCGCGCGAACCTGATCCCGGGTTCGAGCTTGGTAGTGACTCGCACCCCGGCCCCGAAAGGAACCCTGGCCTTTGAACCCGACTCCGCATCCATGCCGGCCTGCGGTTGGATCGGCTGCGCCTTCTCGATGTTCAACGCTTCCAGGTCGCGCATCCTCTTGAGCTGCGCGTCGATGGTCTCGACTTCGGCCTTCAGGCCGTCGAACTCTTTCTGCTGCTCCTCACCGAGCGACTCGCCCTTCGTAGTTGAGTCCTCCATGAGTTTGTTCATCGCGGAGACGTTCGCGGCCCGCTTGGCCTCGTACGATGCGATATTTTCCTTGATGGTAGGCATTTGCTTGCTCCTCAGTTTCACGGTTGCGGCCGCAGCGCCGGCCTGTGGTCTCTCCAGCTTGACCGGGGCTGCCGTCTTCGCGCGTAGCGCCGCGCTCAGGCTCTCCCGGTCGATGCTCTTGATCGTGTTAATCGTTGCGTCCATGTTCGCCGGTATCGTCACGGCAGAAAGTTCAAACCATTCCCATGAGGTGAACCTCTGACCGCCCCACGGCTCCTTCGGGTTCAGAGGTTCCATCCCGTCCTTCGCAGGCATGAAGCCGATCGAAAGACCTCTGACGAGGCCGTGCTTCACAGATTGCCAGGCTTCATCGAGCCGGTCCTTTAATTTCCCTGCTTCGGAGATTTTCGCGAACCGGGCCTGAATCTGTATCCCGTCATTGGTGACCGAAGCTTTCACGACGTGGCCGATAGGCTCCGAAGAACGGTGCTGCCAAAGTAGGGGGAGGGGAAGCTTGAACTGCGCGCCCCGGGGTTCGACGATGTCCCCGACGCGGTCGGTCGTGGGAGTGGTCGCGATGCCCTCGATTAACCGCTGGTCCTCGTCCAAATTCTTGACGACGAACGCGGAGTAGGCGCGGCGCATCGACTTACTGGAATCCCACTGGGATTCGCACATCGCATTCCGTTGATCTGGATCGCTCACTTCTCCCGACATCTCGGAGTGACACCTTGAGATGAAATCGTCGTGGCTCTCGCCGTCGTGCGGTTTGGGCATCGGCATATTCGGTCTCCATCAACCAAGCATCATGACTTGGAACTTCTGCTCCTCCGGCGTCGCCGGAATCACGCCCTCGGCCATAGCCAGGGCTACCATTCCATCAATTCGTCCTGTCGACCGCCCCTTGACGAACTTCCGGTTGCCCGCCGGGTCGGTCGTGATCGTCGCGTTCGAGGAGCACATCGTCAGGACGGGGTGGTTCCCGTGGCGGTATTTCTTCGCCAAGAGTTTTGACTCCATCGCCCTCAGAGCCGGGGACATCGAGATGAACCCTTGTCCAAACTCGACGAACTTCGCGAGTTCCGCCTCGGTGAATCCGACTTTCTCCAGCCAAGGCTTTAGAAAACGCATGTTGTAGCGGTCGAAAGCAATTGCCTGAATCTCTGTTCCGAATTCATCGAACAAGCCTCGGAGATAATCCGCGATATGCTCGTATTCCACAGCCCTTCCCGGTGTCGTAGTGAGACTCCCTTGCTTCGCCCAAATGTCGTAAGGCACGCGATCCGCAAGAGACTTCACTTCCAGACCATCGCGGGGTAGCCAGAAGGTCGAATGAATATCGCCCGCCTCGCTCAAAAGCACCAGCGCGCAAAGATCCGATACGGAGGCGAGATCGAGCCCGCCGTAGATGCGCTGGCCCTTGAGCGGTTTTGGCTCCGCTCCGTTCTCAGCCCACACATCGCGCGAGATGAAAGGATTCACGATCTCGACGCGCTGATTGAGAATCAGATTCCGATATTCCGATTCGCCACTTGGCATTCTCCGGGCAGCATCAGCCTGGTCGCGCACTTCTTTTCTATTCATGAACGCATCAAAGTGCGGATTCGCCGCGCGGATCGTCGCGTCGTCGAAAGGATTCGCGTCCAAGGAAGCCGAATATAGTCGCACTTTGATGTTCTCTTTCTTGTTCTTCAGCGCATCGTCGATCAGAACTGAGAGCAGATCGCTATCATTCGGCGCCTGGGTCGAAATGATGAGAGAAAGCGGCTCGTCTTCTGCCCCGGCGGCGGTTTCCAACGCACTGAAGAACGCGCTCCGTGGCCCGCGGACCTGGCCCAATTCATCGTGGACGACGAATGCCGGCGAGAGTCCGAAAGCTGTCGAAGCCTCCGCCGAGAGCGCACGGTAGATTGTGCCGAGCTCCGGACACAGGAGTTGTTTCGCTGTATCGCGAATCACGACATAGCGATTCAACTCCTCGGACAGGCGGATCATCCGCATCGCCTGGTCGAAGGTGATCGCAGCTTGGTCGCGGGATTGCGCACCGGAATAGAGTTGGGAATTACGCCGCGCCTCCGGTCCAACAAGGTGAAGCAGAAGAAGCATCGCGACGAAGCTCGTCTTGCCGTTCTTCCTCCCCATCGACAGGATGAACGTCCGCGTCGGGGAATCGTATATCTCTGCGATCCACTGCTTCTGGTGCTTGGTCAGTTTGATCGGTTTCCCGACCAACTCAGCCTTGCCAGATGGCACGCGCAGATATTTCTCGATCCACGCGATGTTGCGCTGCGAACGGGACGGGGTCTTCTTCGCCATCACCAGACCCCCGAAACCAACCCCGACGGCGGCGAGAGCGCCGAGCAGGAAAGACCGCCTGCGCACACCCTCAGTCCCAGGGCTTTAGAACGCCACCCTGACCGCGGGACTTCTTCGCGTCGTAACGGGACGACTGAGACAACCTCATCTTCATCGCGAGGTCGGAAATCGCCCGGTTCTGGCGGTCCTGGAGCGAGAACAACCGGCTCCATTCGTTGTGGTTGAACTCCCCCTCCGCGCACTCCAGTTGATCGATCAGGGAGGCCACCTTCCGCGAGTTGACGATATGCCGACAGTAAGCCTCGAGCAGCGGCCAGGTCTCCCGCGGGAAGTGATCCGCCGGCATCGCCGAGACGATCTCCGCCCACTCATGAGCCGCATCCGGGCCCAGGTATTTGGGCGCTGGCGGACGCTGCAGCAGGGTGACCGGACGCAACGCTACGGCCGCCGCTGACACCCTTCCTCTTTGCCCTTCCATATCAGACCTTTAGCCTAGCCTCGCTTCGCTGCGGCGCGTCATAGGACGCCGATTAGCGTTGCTCGGC